GTTCTCTAATACGTTTTCTTGGTACTTCGAATTTCTCAACGGTTTTGGTAATAACCTCTTTTCTGTCTTTCCCTTTCCGAATCAAGCCTCGGATGTATTTCTTGATACCAACTGTATCTTCAAGTACATCCAAATCCTTGTATTGATTCTTCTGTTCTAGCTCTTTCCTTGTGATATTCAAGTTCTGAGACATCTTGAATGCACATAGCTCTGAGTCTCCGCATAGTTTACATTCCTTAGTTGATAAATCATATCCAATACCAAAGCAAGGGTCTCCATTAGTCCCCAGAGTACTTACATCTATGGGAGTAAGAATATCTTGCTTCGATAAGTCAGGAAGTTGTTTCTTTTTCTTAGCCATTATATATCTTTTTTACGTTTATAATAATAAATGTATATCTCACTGTTATCTTCTATGGGAACATAGGAATAACCGATGTTATTTATAAATAGTTCCCTGAGTTTATATAATTCTTGGTATGAATTTCTATCATAGCTCTCTTGACATACTTTGACTACCATACCATTACTCCAGTACAAACAAAAGAAATGAGTAAAACATTCGAGGGTATTTTGAGAAGTTTCCAAGTTTGATATCCATATCAAATCTCTACAGTTGAATACATGTTTAGGATTATGTACCTCTCCCACAACAAGAGACTTAAACGACTTAAACCATTCTTTAATCTTCTTCATCATAAGTGTAATTAAGGTGTTTACAATGGGGACAGACCCATTCTTTTAAATGCCATCCCTTGATTTCTAAATCCTCTTTATGAAAACGTTTCTTACATGAATGGCATTGATAGCCATCCTTAGAAAATATGAAGTCTAAAGCGAGTATTATTATCATAATAATCACTGCTGTAATTAAAATTAATTTCTCCATTTATTGAAAGCCTTTGATTTTCTTTTTAGGGTTATTTGGTTTCCTTAAGAGTATCCAGCAATAGATACCTGATGCAGAGATTTGAATTATCTTCCAACCATCTGATAATAGAGTAGTTAGTTTAGTATCATCTTCATCTCTGATACATATTAGTTTATCATTATTCATAATGCCTATATGCTTATTAATTGTAATCTTCTTTTCCTCCTACGGAGAAAAAGTAAATACTCATAGTACTTCTAGTTAACTCTTAATAAGGCTATGGTTAGGATGTTTCTTCCATAGCTTATCTAACAGTATTACTTTCAATTCTTGTCTCTGATAATATTGCTTTCTATGCTTACCATGCCTATCTAAATAAGGGCCAGGATAATGAAGGTCATCCAGGTATACTTTCTTTTTCGATTTATCGGTTCTTACCAAACGACCAAGAAACTGAATAGATTTTTCCTGACTATCCATGCTTGCTGCATTAAGTAAGTACCTAAGCTTAGGAAAGTTTTTACCTCGAGCAATGATTGTAGTTGATACCAGGATATCTATTTTGCCTTCCCTAAAATCCTTCATTATTTGTTGTCTTAACTTAGAAGGAGTATTAACATGCACATAGGCAATATTATAGGCATCGCCCAGTTTCTTTTTAAAGAACTTATATAGATTTTCACAATGTGCAATATGCTTGCATACTACGAGAGCAGGGTATCTGCCTTGATTAAGGTTCCATAGTAATCTATTATAAGCCATTAACCAAGCTGTATAACAATTGGTGATTGAATCATCGTATATTTCCTTATAGGAAATACAATCAGATTCCCAATTACCATACCAGGGTTTACCAGGTACCATCTTTACAACGGTTTTTGTTGAGTAACCCTTTTTGATAGAATCCTTAAGTTTAAACTCGGCAATCACTTTACCAAAGAAACATTCAAGGTTCATATTCTTAACCCTATCCTTAGCAAGCTTACTCATATAAATCGTACCAGATAATCCTATACGAATTCTGGTATTAAATAACCGAGTGATTACATTCTGATATTGCTTACTACCTCCTTGGTCAGCCTCATCTATAAGTACCATATCTATTTGAGATAATTCCTTTTGATAGAATCTCATATTTCTCGAAATAGATTGAACCATACCTATAGTAAAGTTACTCCAGTTTAAAACCTTGCCTTGAACAAAAGTGATATCTTCTCCGGGAAGATATTGCTTAAATTCTTCTCTAGCTTGATTTAACCAATCCGAATCATTAGTTATTAGCAAAGTCTTTAACTGCTTCTTATAGGATAAATATAAAGACGACATGATAAGAGTTTTACCGGCATTAACCGTGTAATCTAATACACCAATATGGAAAGGTGTATCACCTACTCGATTATTAATCACAGACTTAACTGCTTTCTCTTGCTCGGGTCTTAATTTATATTTACCTATATTCGTAACTACTTTACTGACTTTAGGTAAAGGTTGACGCATATCTACAACTTTAGGTTTAATTCCCATCTCAATACACATATCGTATACCTTAGGAAGCAAACCTATTTTAAATTGCCCAGTCTTGGTGATGTAGTGAATCTTACCATCCCAATTCTGCATACCTCTTTGCCTTGTACGTAAGTAGAAAGCATTTGGATGTCGAATGGCAAACTCATTATAAAGTTTCTGTGCGAACTTAAGAGGTAAGTCGAGTTCACACATATTACCATTCTGAATAATTATCTTGCTCATCTTCTGTTTCTATGTAAAATGAATTACCACAAGAACATTCGGCATATACTGATAAATCATTGTCTATAGCATTTACCACTTCCTCTTCGGATAATATATAGCATTTACCACAACAAGGACACCATGTATAGGAATTGCCCGAGATATAATTATCTCGGGATTCTTTATGTATAATTGCTACTTGACTCATATTACTTAATGATTACAGTTACTCCCTTAGTACCTTTATCTACTCCCAAAACTTCCTTAAGAAGTTTAATGTGATGTTCTTCATCGGCAATCAATTTCTCAAGGAAATAATTCACATCATCATAATCTGGGCGTTCATTGTATTGAGCAATTGCTTTTTGAATCTTTTTATAGTGTCCGATAGTTTCTATTTCGGAATCCCAAGCAATCTTCAAAGCCTGTTCCCAAGTAGGACCTATTTCAATTGTAGGATTAATGTTGATTACAGAGTAATCTTCATAGGGGTCTGCCAATTGTATGAAATCTGATATCTTATCAAAATGTCTCATTTCTACTAATCCAATACCCAACATCAATTCCGAAATCTCTTTAAATCTAGTTGACTGCTGAGTATACATAATGATTGCACTTAGTTCTGAGAATTTGGCGTTCTTCCAAATTACATAAAACATATTAACTATCTCATCAGGCCAAGGTTCAATATCCTTAAAATCCGGATAATCTACTGACTGGTCTGAATACTTGAGGACATCAATAAAAGCATTAGCTGCATCCTCCACTCTGTTTCCTAAAAATTGTAAGCCTTTCATATTACTCTTTGATTTTATCCCAAAGACTTCCCTCTACTATTGGTTCATCTTCGAGTAGTTGTTTATTCTTATATTTATATAAATACTTATTGTATCTTTCAATTGCTTTATCCGTATACATTTGTGCAATATCCGGTAACCCATTGCACCATGCAAGAGATTCAAACTGAGCATCGATGAAGGTCTTATAATTCCAGCCCTCCTCTTTTAGGAATTCACCTACCTTTGCAAAGTGTACATACTTCTCGGGTTGATTTTCATAAGACTCATATATACCAGTTGCCTTAGCAATCTTACCTATAAAGTAATCATGTATCTCTTTGGTAAGTTTTAAATCTGAATTTTGTAACTCTATCTCAGCATCTACTTGATTAGTGATGTTTTCTTGCATAGATAATAACCTTTGCATAACATTACGATAATCAGTCATCCTTTTTAATCCAGTCTCTATATACTTGATAAAACCTTCACGAGTATCAAATTTAAAATCTTCACAGAAGGTATTACATATCTCTGCAAGCTTTTTACAATTTGCCCATTCTCGAGAATTACTTTCATTTATTTTCCGAACTCCCCGATGCTTTAACTTTATACGAGTTGCATATAAAATATCAGCAACGAGGGCAGCATCTCCCTTAGATGCTAGTAATATGTTATTAACTCGCTTAGTATTCTTATTGTTAGAAACTAAGACTGCTCTATGATTTATTGCCTCCTTTCGAGCAATAACAAAAAAAGCCTCAACTGGGAAATTGTCTACCTCTAAGGTATTTAATATTTCCTCAAATTGAGACTTAGTTATATGGATAGAAGGTTCACGCATAAATATATTATTTTATAATATAATAGGAACTCCTTACTCCAAAGAGTTTCTGATTTGAATCAGTTCTTGATAACTTTGATACCTTGTTTGATATACTAGCTTAAGTGTTTGTTTCTTCCCCAAATCATTTACATCAAAACCCTCTGGAAGAAATACTACCTTGACTTTTTTATAAGCTACTAATTTAAGTGCGAGATTAACAGCATAAGACCTGGCATCGGGGTCTAAAAGGATAATATATCTTTGGCATTGGGATTTAAGTAGTTCATTGACTTGGTACTGACTAATAGCTTTGCCCATTGTGGCAATTGCTCTATCCCCAATTGTGAGAGCATTAAGTGCTCCTTCGCAAATGAATACCGACCGATACATCTCCAATGCGTCATGATTAAAGATGATAAACTGTTTTCCCAAACCGGTGATGTCTTTGTCTGGGTTATTATACCTGGGTCCTTTTCCGATAACATTTCGAGCATTGTAATACCTAAGTTGTCCTCGATAATAAAACGGGATGATAAGGTACCCATATGTCGTGCCCATTGTTCCATATCCGATACCACATCTTGAAAACTTCTCGAGGTTAAAGCCGCGTTTCTTGATATATCCACGAATGCTTTTTGCAAGTTGGCTGTCTCCGAGCGAAATATTTCTAAATCCATCTGGGAGATATACGGGCTTACTTTCGGCAAGTTCGATTTTCTCTTCCTTAAACTGTAGTTCATCAAATTGTCCATTGTTCAAAAAATTAATTAGTTCATGGTACTCAGTAAATCCTTCTATGTCCATTATTAGTTGAGCAGGAGAAGGATGGGCATTACATCTAAAACAATTGGTTCTATACATAGAAAGGTTAACTCCCAACTTCTGTTCTCTCCCGCAATATGGGCAAGTGGGAATGCGTAACCATCCGTGCTTATAATCGAATGCTCCCAATCGTTTAATAAAGTATGTCCTTAGTCTAGATTTAAACTGGTTTGTTATTTTCATATCTTTTCTTCCCGCATATATTACAGTAATACTCTACATGACGTTTCTCATAATACTGGGCTTTTCTTCTCCCACCTTTCTTAGAAAAGATTGCCCTACGAGGTCTCTGTTTAAACTCAGACCAATGAACAGCTACCCATTCATGATATCCAAGCTTACATTTAAATGTCTCCACTGTTATTAGCCCTTTTCTTAGAATCCGCATCTGGATTAGTGCTCTTCTTAAATTGTTCATCCAATTTTTTACCATATACCTCATCATATTGTTTACGTTGTTCTCTTGTAAATTCTGTACATCTTTGTCTTTCAACATCACATTTAAATAAGGCTCTACCTGAAGAAAGACCGTCCCTTTGTACTACCATCTCAACTCGAAGTATATTATCTTTTTCTTCTTGCTCGGTAGAATTAAGACCCACAATAACTTGAGCATTACGAACAATAGCAATTGAACCAGAGATATCATTTTCATCATATCTAGTAAGTCTATGCTTCTTACCTTCACGAGTAATATGATGTGCAGTCCATATGATATCAAGATGTAACTCTTCTGCCAAGTTTTGCAAATCTACATATACATTAGAAATCCTTTCGAAATCCTCTCGGTCTCCAGCTATTGAGGCAAGCTTACCTGCATAATCTACCATTAATACTCTAATATCGATGCCTTGATTACGCAATTGAACTATCCTCTCTTTTATGTAAGTTGTATTAGTAATCATTGCAGGTACCCTCTCAACCACCAATTCAACCCCAAATCTTGCAAGCTTTCTTAAATGTTTAGCTTCAAGTTTATCATACTCACCTGAGTATAATTCCTTTTTGGTTTTATTGATACTAGATTGAATAAATCTGTCCATGATTTGGTCTTTACCATTCTCGGTATCTACGTATAATACGGATTTCTTCATTCGAAGATAACCTCGGGCAAGGTTTACCATGAAGAAAGTTTTCTTTGCTTTAGGTTTATCCAATATTACATTAATAGAATGTTCGGGATAACCTCCTGCATTAGTAAGGTCATTTAATTGCCTAAAGGGACAGGGTATTACCGAGGGTTCTGATTGTCTTTTAAACTGTCTCTCTGTAATATCTCGAATCATGTATATAGGTTCGTCCTCTTTCTTTGGTTTACTTTTCTGAAGTACTTTTTCAATCTTCCTTGAATACTCTTCATATTGTTCGAAGTTATCTAAATCAAAAGAGTCATTCAGGTTCTTCATTTCAACATAGGTAGAGAACTGGTAAATTTTTTCCTTGATATAATCTGCATCCGATAAGGGAATGTGATATAAATTGCTTATTAACTTATTGATATTAGGGATGTCATCCTTAGTTACCAAATCAATGTATGCCTTTGATTCTAGCAATTCTTTTAATACTTCTTTTAATACATTCTCTGAAGGCATCTTACCTTGCTTCTTAAAGTATTTTGATATACCCTCAAATATAAGGGCATGCTCAATAAGAACCAGGTAATTAGCTTTAATCCTTTTTAGGACTAGACCTCCTTCCTTATCTCTTAAAACAAACCGGAGTATCTCAAGTTGGAAATCCGGTGTAAAACTAAATTTGATGTTGTCTTTAAATTTCTTCATATCTATATTGCAATATTATATAAACTAATAGATTTTGATAGTACCGAGATAGTTCTGAGTATGTTGACAACTAACTAGAAACTACTAATCCACTACCTTAAGCTCCCGAATATTTAATATTATTATTTTATATAAGAAAAAATACTTATATTTGCATAACGAATATTTAAAAACATGGGAAAAAGTAAAGGAAATAATGGCTCAGAGCTTCATAGATTAAAACCTATGCAGGAATATGATGAAGCTACATTCAACAGACTTTATAAAGTCTGTAAGCCAGTAATCAGAAATCTTACCCGTCAGATTGATTATAAACGGTTTAATCTTACACCGGATATTATCCAATCTTATTTCTGGGATAAGATGTTATTTGTTTTCAACAAATACTATGGTGAATGTACTGAAGAACATCTTAAAGCAAGAATCCTTGCATCACTTAGTACATTCAAAAACAAATTGCTTCGTTCTGCATACGGAGAACAAGCAGAGTATAATCAAAGCCTCTTTAAACTTGATGACTTATTCGACAATGACAAAGAATTAGAGGATGATACCGAAGAAGAGAAAGCTAAATCAGAAATGCTTGATATGATGTATACTTATATGAAGGATAAGCTTTCTCCAGATGCCTATCTTTTGTTTGAGGTATTAATTACTCCTCCCCCTTTTATCAAGGAAAGGCTTGAAAATAGTACTCGAATAACTAATATAATGCTTATCGAATTTTTCGAAATGCCTAAGACTAATGAATCTATGAGATATATATCAGAACTTAGACAAGATATACAATATTGGGAAGACCGAGCTAAAGAAGAACTTAAGTATTAACACAAAAGAAAAGGGGCGTTTCCCAACGTCCCTCTCCCAATTAATTTTTACTACGCAAAACACAGATTGAAAACAAATGTTTACTCTTAAACAATACAAATAATACACATGAGTTTTAATACTACTAAATAACTAATAACAACTTTATGATGATATTTTTTGGATATATCGTAATGTAATAGTCGGTGGCAATTTTTCAATATCCAAAGTTTCTACCGAAGTTTCTTGTAAGAAAGATTCCCCTAATAGGTTCCAGCTTACTACGATAGCACCATCTTGAATACCCTTGGTAGGAGTTCCTCTACCGAAATCTCCATTCAATCCCGTCTCCCTATTAAAGAAAGATTGAGGACGAACGTTCTCCCAGTTATTGGCATTATCTTGTTTACCTTTAGATACACCAAGAGCATGCCTATGCTTAGGAAGGTCATCGCCTTTAATTGAGATTAGGAAGTTGCCTTTAGTTGGAGTATAGTAATCTCCAACATTCTGTAACATTACTTCATCCCCAATTTGAACACCTCCAGCTTGGTAACCAATAACTATTCTACCAGCTGCCTTAGTATATTCTGCCCAACCCTCGGGTATTACATCGGTTTCCCAAAGAATAATAGAACCGATTGGTAAGTTAGCAGTACTCAGAGATTCAGAGAATTCTTTTCTGATAGCCTCAATTTGACTATCAATGTATTGCTTGATATTTAACTTAGTACCCGATTCATCTACTACTGGAAAGCCTGAATTTATCTGTTCTACTCTTTTCACTGATTCTTTCATCATACTCTGGGCAGCAGTAGTATAAGGGATTTCTTGGAACTTACCCTGATAGGGTACGATAGCAAAGTTCTCATTTCGTTTAGTCATTGCATCAGTACCCTTACCATATACTCCGATAAGAACAACGGAAGTTTTATTATTAGAGTAATAAGGGCAAGCACTCTCTACCATCTCTAGAAGATTGCTATAGGTCATATCGTAATTAGAATATACATCATTATTAATGATATCCGGTGTACGATTCTCTTCGGCAATCGGATAATAAATATCCAGAGACTTTTTAAACAAGGTGTAGAAGCTTTCGGAGGATTCATTCCAATAAGCTACAAAGTCTACTGGATTATCTACTGGTTCAGAAATAGTAGTATGTACTGCAAAGAGTAATACTTCTTCTGTTGAACCTTGGGTACCTTGGATATTCTCAATGGTAAGGGTTTGTTCATCAGATATAAATACATACCCATCCCTTGAAATACACCCAAAGTTTACATCTGGCAATTCCCCATCTTCTGAAGCCTTTGCCATATACCTTGCCATAATCCTATCCTTGATTACATTGGCATACTTACTTCCAGCAACTCCCTGAGGAGATACCACTAACTTGTTACCATTTATGGTAGCTGAGCCAAATCCACAGAATGGTCCTAAACCAGAAGGAGCAGCAATTGCCTCTGCTGCTTCCTTTGATTTAATAATACCTTCATACTTAAAGTACGTCTTCATTGTCCTTAGTATTTTTAAATTGATTTTTCTGTTCTGACATATCTTTAAATGCTTCACCTACATCCTTGAACTTGAGGGTTAACAATTTAAAGAGTATTCTCCATATACTGTACCGTTTCTTAATACCATGTATTTCACAGATGTGTCCATATATACTATCTACTTCGAAACAGTAGCATATTACCATAACCGTTATTGATACCACTATTGGGTTCATCCCATAGGGTTCCCCAATAGCTTTACCAAGTACAGCACCAAGTAGAACATAACAGATATAATCTACTATTTTGTTTAGAGTTCTTCTTCCAGCTCTAGATTTTCGAATTTCGATTTTCTGTAACCTACTTGCCGATAACCCAAACCATAAATCTGATAGGATTAGAATTATTGCAAGAATTATCATCCATCTCAAATCATACAAGATTTGTGTACACTCTCCCAATATACCCACAGTGAATGTCTTGAATAAAGACTGAGTTGTGGTCTCTGTTATTCTATCGATTGTTGAATTTATCATTGTTCTACTATTTGCCAAGATTGATTACTGTAAGTTGTAATGGTAAATGTTTTCTCTGAGAGGTCATCATGTTCCCATTCTAACTTTTGAGGACTAACACTTAAAAGGTCTGCATCTACTACGGTGAACTTAGTTCTCTTCGAAGTATCTACCACTGATTCGAATATATACTCTCCAGCTTGTGCAGTTACAAATTCATAACCAGCACCACCTGCGTCATAAGTAGTTACTTTACCAACTTCCCTTATTCGACTATCGAAGTCAGGTTTATTAGAAGTACACTTGATTAAAGTAGATACTTGTTTAACATTCCCCTTTAGTTCTGCATAAGTAGGAGTACAAGAAATCTCGATGATTGTAGGATAATCTTCCAGTATTACTTGACATCTTAATGAAGAACCATCATCTGCCACAAAGGTATAAGTCCCAGCTTTGGTAAGAGTAATCTCTTCATCAAGGTTATAGGTTTCCCCATTCTCATCACAAGTAGCAGTACCACTTACATTGACCCCATTTTTCATTTCCTCAAGATGGAACTTACAAGCAGACTTCTCATCCAGTAATTGGTATACTGCATAAGTATCATCTATCTGGTCTTCTGGTAATGCCCAGTTGGGTTCTTTCCAATGACTGTCTGTAGCATCCGAAGGTACTATCTTTAATTTATTCTGATATACTACTGGAGAATTATTAACTACCAAAGTAGTCTTAGCAGTAGGGTAAGCTACAGACTGGAAGGTATAAGTCCCTGCCCTATTTGCAGTATATACATAACCATTCTGAGCATTAAAGGTTTCCCCAGTTTCAATTACCCTTACTCTGTAATCATCCCCATTACCAGAAATACGTTGTATCTTTACTGTAGCTTTTGCAGAGCCATTGAATAATGTGACTGTTGGTGGGCTAACAGTAATTCTATATACTGCAGTCTTACCAGATACTACTTCGAATATACCTACACCTTCATCGGTTTCCCTTTTATCCAGTGTACATTTAAACTTATAAGTACCATAACTATTAGCAGTAAACTTATCACCGTTCTTAAACAACTTAGTATCACCAATTAGCCTACAATATAGTTCACCAGTAAATGATTCTGGGTAATTCGATTCGATGGTAAGAGTGGTAGTAGCATCCTTGATACTTTGCTTATCCCCAACTCTAAATTCAGAAGGTGTACATCTTACCTTATATGTAATCTCTTCTCGAGTTACAACAAAGGAAGTTTGCTTTACTGGGAACTCTACAATCTCAAAGATGTAGGTACCAGGCTCTGAAAATTCCCAAGTTGAGCCAGAGACTTTCACTATATCAGTACCGGATAATCGTACATTACAGGTTTTCACAGTACCCTTATAGGATACGTTTGCCCTTACTACTGTACTTACTTTTAGGTTAGTAGGAGTTATCTTTCCAGTAATAGGGTCACAAGTAATAGAATATACTCGATTATAAGATTCTTGATTAACCGTGATTTGAGTTACCTTAGTAGGGTCTCCCACACTTCTAAAATAATAAGTACCTGCTCTGGGTATATTAAAAATGGAACCACTTTCGTGTTTAGTGTAACCCCAATTTATATTATCACTGGATATCTGATATCTTAGGTCGGCATTTATCCAATCTGAAGTTACAGTTACCTTTACCGGTACTTCATATACCTCTGAAGTAATAAGATTGGGTTGGTCCGGATTTACTAACTCAGCTTTAATTGTATACCCATCATTTACGGTAAACCCATATTGAATATCGAAAGATACATGATAGGGTATGAATCTTTTAAAGAAAGCCTCTACGGCTTCTCTAAATTTTCTGAAAGCTGCCGAGTTCGAAGTATATCCATGACCGGTAAGTCTAAAGGTTACCGGTATACATTGAGAACAATCGAAAGTATTATCATAGGTATACTTATCGTCATAATGGTAATACTGGTCAAAGTGCGGATTACCTTTTACCCAACCATCATAACTATCAGCCTTTGCAGGGTCAGTTACTACGCAGGTTAACCCATACAGCCTCATCATTATTTCGAAGAACTCAGAGGTACCTCTTATTTTAAAAAGAGATATCGAATACTTCAGGATGTTTCTTACTTGAGTACTGGTTAAAGTAAAGGGTCCCTCCTTTGGTATTATCCAAAGTTTTGATAGTTCTTGGAGTTTACTATCGGAGTAGAACCCATTAAAGTACTCTGCCCATTTCTGTGCATCTATAGTGTTCCCATAAGCAAAGGGCATTTCTCCGAGGAATTGCCAAAGGAAATTGAGATACATATCCGGAGCCTTATCTATATCAATAATGTCTAAGATATTCTCAATATCCTTTGTAATGTAATCTTCAAAATGCTCTCCACAAATTTCTAGAAACCTCTCTAAGATGCCTTTGCCATTTACCTTATAGGTATCTTGAGCTTTATACTCGAATGGCAAAAAGTCGATTAGATTTTTGAGGTTTATCATTATACAATTTCTTTTACGGTTAAAGTCAATTGTGAAGCATTCTCGAATACTGGCAAATTAAAGCCAGGGTCTTCATAATCATGGTTTGGTTCAGATACTGTAATAGAATATCGATAACCTGATTGATAGCTATTGTTTTGGATATCCAATGAGAAATCAAAACCATTAGCTTTATCTATAATCTGAATAGAGCTACCGACTGAGCCAGTAGTTACATAACCATTCGATACTGAACGTACTGTAAAAGTAGTTGAGGAATTGAAGGTTATGTAGTAAGTCATAGAACCCTTTGCCTTGTTCAATTTAAATTGGCCAAGGTTTAATTCCTTATTACCATAAATGGTAGTAGGCCAGGGTTTAATATAGAACTTAGTAAGGTGAAGGTAATCTACGGTTGATAGATTATCTATTAGGGCATAGATATCTGATACTCTTACGCTTCCTCCTATTTGAGCTTGCTCCGGAGAATAGGCATTATATAAAGCCGTAAGAATTTGAGTTTGTATCTCTGGAGTCTTATAAGACTTCTTACCAGTAACTTCCATCTCTAGAATAATCTGAACCTTGCCTGCAGATTTAACCTTTAACCAAGTAGTCAGAGGGGCCCTTTGAGATAGAAGATTATATACTCTACTGATTAATTCAGAAGATGCAACAGCTCCACCATCGGGGCTAATGTATACTGTAAGCTTTCTACCGCATTCATAATCGGCTTTAGCCTTGTTTACACCATCTACTAACATAGCTAAGCTTTCAAAGTCCTCCTTAGTAATTGCTACTCCCAGAGTCTTTACACTCAAAGGTATATGTTCCTTAAGCATTGTAAAGTTCTCATAGTTTGAACCTCCTCCAGCATCATAAGCATTACTTACAGTAGCATCAGTGATTGAAGAAGAAATGATTGAGGGTACGGATGTAATAGTATTACTCTTTACGTTACCCTGAGTACCATTAGTTAAGTAGAATACTACATTGGTTATTTTTGCACCTGCTGCAGGTTTCTTACCGAAGGTTCCATCCCCAAACATTATGTAAGGGTTAAGAGCTTCATCTACTGAAACCATAAAGTGTTTATCCGTTGGCTTTGATTTTGCAAAGGTATCTACCAATACCCAAGTTTCTCCACCTATCTGTAAAGACATAGAGCCCTGTTCATAGTACTTACCATTAGGCAATGTACCAAGGTGAACTATTACCCTGTCTCCAGTAGGTATTAGCATATTATTAAGAGCACTTGCAGTATATTTCTCATGTTGAATTATAGGTACTTTACATGTGGTTACATTTGAATACCAAGTTACATCTCTAGCAGATAACCAAGAGTTACCACTGGAATCCGTAAATAGAGTTCCTTGAGGTATGGTTAATTTAGCTCCAATGGAATTACCAGTAATACTTCTGGATAAGATTACATCTACTGTAGCAGCAATCGCTGCTCGAGCATGATAATCTACCAGAGCTCCATGTTTAACTACCGAATCATACCTTCTTGCAGTAGATAGGAAGGTTTCCCTTGCCATATTATCTACATAATAGTGAAGTACTTCGGCAATTGCCGCAAACAATGAGAGGATGATAATTAAGATATTCCCCTCCGAATAATCCGTTATGAGTTTCTGACCCTGAGGGTCTTTAAGCCCCATAAGGGATTCAACCAGCTTGGCCTTAATCTGTTGATAAGACCTCTGGTATGGATTAAGCCATTTATTTGTGATTCCCATATTATTGTGTATTTAATGAATTATCTGACCTATCATAGGTGATATCGAGGTACTGACTAGAATTTGTTCCATTTATTACATAAGCTACTTCTATGTGTATTTTTGCATCAACTCTAGTAACTGTGATATTTTGGAAGGTTATTCTCTGTTCCCATGCACCTATGGCTTGTTTTAAAAACTCTTTAATTATAAAACTTAGGGCTTGTGAGTTTGGTTCCTCAATACATTGCCATAGTTTACTACCAAAGTTTTCCTGTCGAAATCTCTGACCTATCATATAATACAATATAGAACTTATATTATCCCTGATAAGTTTAAAATCCCCGTTTACTGGGTACCAACCTCTTTCCCCATTTTCATTAGTTGTAAGTTGGATAGGATAAGTTACACCTATACCAACTAAGTCTGTAAAGTAATTCTTTTCCATTAGTGTATGCAGGTTTTATCCTCATAATCGTCTACAACGAATTGTGAGAAAGGTTTAGTTATTTGAGTTAAAGTTGGGCCAGAAGAACCTGGCCCAGTAGTTACACCTGAGTGTACATGAGAGTTGAACATACTACGAAGTTGTTCTAGTTCTTGAATAGTTTGATTTAGTTTTTCGGTTAGTTGGGCAATATTGATTAACCCATGATTTTCTCCAGTATTTAATATAATGGTATCACCTGAGGATATATTGATATCTTTATTAGCTGATACTATTACGTTAGATTCAGAATAAACCGATACGTCCCCATTAAAGTAGAGATTTAGTTTCCCATTATCATCGTCTATTATAATGAGGTTACCTTCAGGAGTAACTATCCCCATTTTATTTGGACCGTCTAATGGTTGAGGTACTTGATTCATACCCCAACCATGGTATTCCCATAATGGTTTAGTAGGGTCACCAAATTCAAAAGTAATGAATACTATATCTCCTACCTTAGGGGCTAAGAACTTAAACCCACTACTTATTGAACCATGTTGGCCTTTCGGTAAAGCCCAAGCAAAGGTACCTCCCATTACTTCTGGTATACATACTTTTACCCTATTCATCTTCTTTTCGGTATCATTATTATCAACAACTATACCTCTGTATATAGAGTAGTATCTTCCAAGACCCTCTAATCCTTCTTCTGTTATTATCTTTGCAGTTTCATAGCCCATAATTACCTCGCTTCCTTATTCTTGATATATTCTTTGAATCTCTTTATGGCTACTTCCATATAATCGAATTTAACCCAATAATCATCGGGTACTTGAATATCTTTGATGGTTATCTTTCCGGGTATTACCTTACCTGAAGAAGTAGTTAAACTACCAGAGCTTACAGCTATACCTTCTGCTTTCTCGATTGGAGTCTTAGCTAATACTTCAGTATAGTAAGCCTTCTTTCGAGCCATCTCATCCCTACGTTTAACATCCAATACGTTTCCTTCCTTATCCATAATACCAGATTCAATGAAATAGGCCACCTCATTGTAAGTCCAACTCAAATCTAATTCATTGATATTACTTAAAGCTTTCTTATCTTTACCCTTAGAGGTTACAGCATTAGCTTTAGCATCATTAGCTACAACCGTTTGAGTAGACAGTCCAGTCTTAGAAGTAGTAGAACCAGCCCTACTCGAATTCTTTACTAACTCTAAATTAGTTACATATCCCTGGCCTGCATCCATAGAGTGGGTACATTGTTTTATATACCAAGGACCAGACCATCGTTTACCAACATTCTCTAATATTAATACCTGAGAAGAGGCTAGTAAGGGTCTTCCAACAACTTGCATCTGACAAACCAGTTTACTCTCTGTATACTTTAAACCACCATTAGCATTAGCATTAGCTGCCCAAGCCCACTTATCTATCCCCCCATATCTACTGAATAGATTATGGTAAAGTTTGTACAGGGGTATCTCAACATTAGCTTTTTTCCAATGTTGAACTTTCACTGTAACGCTATAAATACCCAAACTCTGATTTAATGGGTTTTTATATTTGATAACCGGGGTGTCATCGATCACCATAGTATAAGGGCCTTTCTTTAAAGCCGATATACCTCGATAAACACTTTCTTCATCCTCTAATCCCCAAGCAGTAGCTCCACCCTTGGGAGTATGCTCTGGGTCAAAGTCTCTTGGGTCCAGGTCTTCTATGACCATGTATTCCATTTGTTCTTTACCCTCGAAAAGGTATCTTTCATTCTTGAGGATATTGTATATATCTTCATCTAATGTTTCACCATTAACTACATTCTTAAGGGCAGCATTTAAAGCTGCACGCCTATCAGCCGGAAATTCTTCTCTTTGAATGGTTTTATTTATGATACTTCTTACCTGATCTGTACTAAGTTCATTAAGGAATTTTTCCTTACCTTGTCTATAAGCTTCGGCGGGATTAGAAGCAGAATACTCTGCTACATCTTGATTCCATTTGTCATCTACTTGTTTCCTAGCTTCAAATGAAGCTCTTAAGTTAGGGTCAGTCTTTAGGGTATGATTTAACCTCATCTGCCTGATAGTAGGTATATCTTGGGGATTATTCTCTGCTCCATATTTACCTATTGAGGTTTTCCAATTATTATAATAGACCCCATTATTCTCATTAGCTACTATCTCGGGTAATTTTTCAGTATCATCAATCCCAGTACTTAATACTTCTAAATCTTTACTCTCTGGATTAATAGCGGGAGATAGTGTAGCCTTAACTCTCTTAGTTACTTTTTGAGTAGAAAATTGAACACTAAGTACTTCCCCATTCTCTCCCTGATAAGTATAAACAGTTACTGGTTCTTCATGAAATTTCCTATTATGTATATAAATAACATTATCTCTTGAATCTATATACCAAGGGCCATTAGTATAACCTCTCATCTTTTGTTCTAATTGAACTAAGATATTCTTGCCAACTAATCCGAAGTCACTATTGATTAGGGCCTTCAAATCTTCTGGCATAGCCACTTCTGCTACTCCACTGTACCTATTAGCATAAAGCACCTTTCCAGTAGTAGTACGAGTATTCTCTGTAGGTACCTGTAGTGACTCATATACTTTATTACTTATTATTCGTTGTTCCATTACTGAAAGATTTCTATGATTACACCTACACCATTATCACAACCACCATCTAAATAGGAAGATAAACTATTCTCTGAAGCTTCAGAGAAATTATATGGTGGCTGATATCTTAAATCACCAATAGAGTCTATACACTTGATAGTTACATGGGTACCAGTAGAATCAAACTTTGCCTCAAAATCCCTGACCTTGATAGTTTTAATTGGACCCGATACAAATTGACCGTCTGGGTATATGTATCCCCACTGTAAGCATATCACATTACCTTCTTGTAAAGCCTCTATGTCCACAGTATCGGGATCTCCAGTATCAAATGTAATTGTAGCAAGATTTTCTTTTTCTTCATCATACCTATAATTCCAGGTACTAATATAAGCTCCAAGAGGTATACCAGTAATGGGATTCATTATCGGCATACCTCTAAAATCGAATAGAGCCAAGTATGGTTGGCCCATTCCGTTATATAATATGGGTTTTTGTTTAGCTGCCATAAGCGGGGATTCTTATAAGTGTTCCACTTTCTACCTCTTTAAAAGGGTTTAGTATACCATTAGCTTCTGCAATAAGATACCATTTACCTGAATCCCCATAGTATTTATAGGCTATATTCTGTAAAGTCTCTCCATCCTTAATGGTATGTTGAATATCATTTGAGGATGAAGGTACAGAAACTACTGGAGTTTCTAAAGAGTAATCTCCATCTCCGTAATTTAGAGCATAGGCATTATTATAAGGGCTAGCTCCCGTCAGATATTGGTTAATATCAATCATATTTAATACCTCCCGTCTTTTTAAGTGAATCCGAATTTATAAAATCTCCATAGGATAGATTATATGCACTTACTCTCTTGAAAATCAATTCTTGAGTTGCTGCTGCAGGTAATAACCTACCATTACCAAAGGTAGCTGGCTTTCCAGGTACCCTTATCCTATAACCATTCTGAAAGTTCTTCAGAGTATAGGTTGCTGAAGTAAGGATGTAATAGTGATTATCAAATATACCCGAATCCCCCCATTCTATCTTAACAATAGGCGGAGCCGATTGATAACCGTTAGCTTTAGTCCAGGCCTCTAATAACCTACACTTATTAATTACCTCCTCTGGATTCTCTGGGTCATTACAGTACCAAGATACATTGAATTGAATGATGTCCTCAGCACCAGTAAAGTGATACATAGGAGTATTCCTTCCCATGGATTTGATAGTTGCCCATGTGGTTTCTCCCCTGAAGTCCAACTCTGGAGGTCTATTCTGTAAGGTAATATACTGAGTAGGGTTAACAGTCATATTATATATCCTTACCTCATTCTGATATATGATATCAGCTTTAGCCTCAAAGTTTCTGTAATTAGTGGTATTCTTATTCCCTTTTGCTGGGTCTACTCCTTCACCTTCTTCTAATCTTGGAAATTGTAATTCCATTCTCCATTTAGCCTGGAGCTGTTTGTTTAGGGTTGGATTCTTAGATGATATTTGAGCTTCTCCAATTACTCCATTTGGGTCATAGAGTTTACCCTTTTGAGCATCATCCTTTGGAAGAGTAGAAATAGTTCGATTGAGTAATATCCGAGCTCTCCATAGTTTATTTAAGGGACCCGTAAGAACTCCTGCGGTATCCCTTGTAAGGTCACTATATTTTTCAACGACCTTACCTGCTGCTTTATTTAATACTCTAGCCATAGTGTTTTAATTTTATAATCCTAATGCTACACCAGTATAATCTTGCTGAGAACCCAAAGAGTAATCCCCCAATATCTCACCATCTACACTGATATTAATCTTACCGTCTTTTAACCCATCTCTAATAGCTGCTCTCATTGCATTCAAGAACCTTTCTTCATTCTGAGCTCTGATTGCAGATGGGTCTTCTTTATCTTGGGCATTAGTATTCCTATCTACTGAATCAATAAGTCTACTACCTACTTCTATTAGTAAAGGTAAACCTACGGTAATAGCTAATCCCCAGGGTCCACCAATTAACCCTAATAACCTACCACCTACCGAAGCTAAACTTCTAGTAGCAACAGTCTTAGCAGCTTGTTTACCAGCTTGATTAGCTACAGTACCTCCAACTACACCTCCAATGAGTGAAGTGGCTGGAGACATCCCTGGATTGGGTGTTTTAATATATCTACCGGTTTTGGTATTATAAAATCTACCAGCTTTGTTCATACTAACTCCCCCCATCATCATCTGCAATTGAACCATGGTCCTCATGAGATTTACCATACTTATCATATGAGCTTCCATAATAGCAAATTGGGTGTTCGTCTTAATGGCTGCTGCAGACATACCCTCAGTAGAAGCAGTGGCAATAGTTTGTAAATATCCAACCGACCTTATAATACCTCTTACAGTATTAAACCCTGCAACAATGGTACCAACTACTGCTGCTGTAGCCCCTACTCTAAGAGCAAAGCTACCAGCCCAAGTTTCAGAGATAGAATTTATTACGTTGATGATGGAATTACCCATATTAAGTACTGGGGTAAATATTCTACCCAAAGCAGCTCCTGCAGTAACGGTTAAGTTTTCTAGACTTGATTCGAATTGGTCAATGACACCCGCATCGGTTTTAAGACGTTCTTCATTAAGTCTATTTACTGCCCCCATGTTTTGGTCATAGGTTGCAAGTATCTTACCCATCTTATCTCTACCAGAAGCAATATCTCTAAGTACTGGAAGCATGCCCCGATTACCACGAACACCAAAGATATTGAAGAAGGTTGGTGTTTCTATCCGTGAAGGTAAGTCTACTGCCGCCTTGGCAAATTTCTGATAGATAGTGTAAAGATCTATAAGGTTACCCTGAGCATCGAAAAACTCATCAGGACTTAAGCCCAAGTCTGCTAAAGCGTTATAGCCTTTCTTTTTTTGATTAACAAGGGATAGTTGTAAGTAACGAATCATATTAGCCAGTGAGGTACCTGCCATAGAACCTTGTATACCCATATCCCCCAATACACCAATAGCAGCAGCCGTTTGCCGAAGGTCTACTCCAGCAGTTGCCATATCTGCTCCTGCATAAGATATGGACTGGGCTAAGTCTGTTAAAGATATATTTGCATTAGTAACTGCAGTATATAAATCATCGGTTACTCTAGCAGCTTCCGTCATTGGGATTTGGTACATTGACATGATATTAGTCATCAAGTCAGCTACACCACCTTTCTGTCCCACTGGCATAGTAAAGATTGAAGCCAGCTTAGATGCTGGCCCAATCATTTCTTTAATAGCATCGAATTTATTACCTGCCATAGCCAGGTATCTTTGTCCTGATGCAACATCCGAAGCAGTAAGAGGAGTTATCTCATTGACATCTTTTGCCAATTGTAACATCTCTCTTTGTTCTGCAATGGTAGCACCGGCAATTTTCGAAGCAGTCCAAACTTCATTCTGAACACCCGCAGAGTATTTATAGGCCCTTGCCATTCCCCCTACGAGCTGCATTCCGAAGTCCATTGTATTAGAAGCTGACATCTGTATACCTCTATTCCAGGTACTCATGTCATTCATCATAGTTCTGAATGACCCAGATATCTTGCCAGCCTCTTGAGAGAATCGGTCTTTTAATACCATGGCAACACCGACCTCTACTATACTCCTACTGGTATTCATAATTTATTTTCTTTTCTTTAATTGTTTATAATATTGTTCGGCCATTTCCTTAAATATTTTCCTGATTCTATACGGAAGACGTAAAAAGCCGAAATAGTCTAAGGCTATCTCGGCTCTGGTGATATAAACAAAATCACTCTCTAACATTACTCTTCCGTCAGGTAGAAAAAATTGGGTGCCCAAACTATAGGATAAGTTCTTTCTTCTCCAGTTAAGGGATTAGTAATATGGGACTCTCCCTTAAAGATAGGGTCAATAGAGATTATATACTTTCTCATCTCAGCCATATCCTTTGCAGTAAAAGGAGTAAAGTTTTCTACCTTCTCCCAATTACCGTCTACTTCTAAGTAAAGATTCCGACAAAGTAAGGGGGCATTCTTAGTTTGTTTATCCAAGGGTAACTTCATGAACTCTTGTTCTCCCTTACCAGTCATACAATCAAATTTGATTTTCTTGCCCGATGAAAGAAGGTATTCATGACCGGTTAATTGAATACCCTTTGGATAATAAGGGATGGCATCTGGTTTTTCATCAAATACCCTATTATCAGTGGGTACTTCTGAATAATCGAAAAGGAACTCATGAAGGTCTTGGCCATAAGTAACTTTACCTCCATTCTCTTTGCCCCAATCATATTCAAATTCTACTTCCTCTCCCAATGAGAAGATACGAGAATTGAAGATAATAGCATAACGGTCATTGACTGGTAAGTTAAGGGCATCATCTATGGTTAATTTCCCATTGGGTGTAGCCGTAGTTCTAATTACGATTGCTGCAATGAACTTAGTAAGGTTCATCAAAGTCTTCATGTCTGAAAGGTTACTGAGAATATCTTCATCAGCACCATTCTGTTCTCTGATTTCATATTCGAAACCAGAAGGTCCGGTAAATCTAAATGTTCTAAATTCCATAATTTGATATATTTAATGTTTACAAATGTTCATAGTACTCCGTATAACAACAAGAAAGGGGTGAGCTCCTATCACAGGAATCCCACCCCTCCACCGAATCTTAGTGAAAATAGACTAAGGAATTAGTATTTATCTGCAGTACCAACTGAGAACTCTATGGACTCAATGGTATTCTCTGAAGCCATTCTGTCCAAGTCTAAGCCGGTAATCTTACATGGCCATACCTCTTCGAAGACGTGGGTATTAAGAACCGAGACTCCATCTTCGGCAAGTTCATTTACAATAGCCGTTTCCCAATATTGGCTTGGTACCAAACCTCCACCAACTATGTGGTCTTGGCAAGCATAAAGCCAATCATGAAGCCATGTGTCTGAACCTGCAGTAGTCATAAGTTTTTCTACGATTAGATTACCTACTGTAACCCTACCTGCAGTTTTAACGTCTCTATTGACGTCCCCATGAGCAACCTGGTCAATTTCAATATCTGGCAAAGTACAACTTTGGAATAGATAAGTATTGATAGGGTGTTTGGGGAACATGATGCTCCACAAGAATTTCTTCCGTGGGTTTTTTACTTTTGCTCCCATTGTGTTATGAGTTTATAAGTTATTACTTGTTTCTACGATTGATACTGCCTTAGAAGCTGCATCGATTACAATCTCCATAGTTACCTCTTGCATAGGAACTACATCCTTATACTTAAGGATAGCACGGTACTTACCCTGACGAGCATCTGCTTCGTTATTTACAGAAAGGTCATCCCAAGAAGTTGCATCTTGGTCACCCATCCAGGTATATTCTGTCATTGCATCTTCATCTACCAATGAATCCAAGGTAGGTTTAACTTCCAACCAGATTCTCTTCCAAGTGCCCCAAACGTTTGGTTCTTCCAAATATTTGTTAAGTACTGGACGAAGGAATTTCTTCAGATACAAATTCAACCTTACAATTGAAAGGAATCTTTCTGAATCCTGTTTTACCTGGGATGAGAAGCAATGCCAGAGCATGGTTTGTTTACCGGCATCTGGAGTATCTTTGATTACCATCTCATTGATATAATTCTGAGCAAGTGTATTCAGTTCATTGTATCGAGAAGGAGAACCATAGTTCGGGCATACTGGTCCAACAGCATCTCCAATTACTCCACGATTCATACCAGCAAATGATTTCCAAGGTCCATACTGAGTAGCAGAAGCATCTCCCAAACCAGTAATAGTACCCACTACATCGGAATCTTGAAGATTACCGTTTTCATTGTAGTACTTAAGTCCACCACCGAAATAAGCAATGTACTTAGAATTACCTACTGTACCAATGCAAGTCTGTACCCAAGTTACTTGAGCTTTATAATCTCTAGCCTGAGTACCCTGAGTATAATGGGTAAGATGTTTTGGAACCTCAATGTAAAGTACCCATTCCATCAATTCTTTTGCCATATCTCCAGCAGCCTTGTATACCTTAAGTACATCGGCATCAGCCGTAAGATGTTGAGAAATATGAGAAATAAATAATTGGTAGAAATCGGTGTAGTCTTTTACCAAATCCAATGAAGCAATCCACTCGTCTGCAGTTGGAGTAGAACCAGCACTACCTACGGTACCTGTAAACATCTTCTCGGTATCAGTAGGAGCAGCCCCACCTACGGTAACCGTAACCGCATTTTTGGTACCATCTACACTCTCGGTTAACCATTTGATTAGGTTCTCGAAAGATGAGCCTGCCACAACTACTGGTTTAAGATATTCCGAGTTCTTAGCAAAAGCACTAAGAGCAAGGTAATCTACTGAAGTATTATTGTTATCATCGGCAGTCTTATAGGTTACTACCGGACCTTGTTCCAGTACCTGCCCATTGCCTGAATAGATTTTATAATAGAGGGTATTGGCCTGTTTATAAAAACCTACTTGGAATGTATCGGTACTACCAATTGGATCTCCATATCCCTTGGTTACTAATCCAAAACTATAAGTAGTACTACCAGATTTTAAAGTAATCAAAGCAGAGGGTTTAGCTGGGTCAGTTACAGCAGAAGCAACTGAGATTTCATCTTCTGAATCTTTAGCTTTTCTTGCCGCAGCCGGAGAAGCAGTTACTGTACCTTGAGTAGCTCCTTTGCCAAGTACTCGAATAACACGAAGCTTAGAACCACCTTGCAAAGCCTTTTCGATATTTGATACAGAACCATCGGGTACAATTTCAGAACCATAGATTCTTTGGAACTGAGAGAATGTAGAGATGATTTCTGAAGGGTCATCGTATGGACCTTTAGTAGTTCTAGCCAATACACAAGAAACTCCTAACATGGGAGTAGTTTGAAGAACATTGTTGTTCTTAAACTTAAAATCAACATGAGGTGAAGTTGGCATAATTCTATTGTGATTAAAGTTAATTACTCGTTTAATTTATACCCTAGAGTATTGTACCTATACCTTAGGTACTTTTAACTCTAGCATCTCATTTTCGTTTTGTTCTAACAATCCAATAAGAACTGATATGTCCTTGATAGGTGTAAGTGTACCTTCTTCCAAAAGCTTTTCTGGGAGAATGCCATCCTTACATACATAGGTGTATACCTTCTCAAGTATTCCATGTTCTACATCTGGATGGTCATAATAATTACCAATCTCAATGAATAGGTTTCCAGTGGGAGCAAGCCTGCCCTTTTCCCATTCTTCTAAGTCATTGAAGTATGGTCTCACATATCCTCTAGCGGGTAAGCCAGTATATAAGATTGTATGTAGCAACCTCATATCGGCTTGTGTTTGAGAAACCAGATGTACATCTATGGTAATATCCTTAGTTTCATAAGGAAACTCTGAAGCTTGGTAATTACCATCCTCAAGTTTATCACCAATGATATATTTATTCACACCAATATCTCCAGCATAATAACCCTGTAGTTCTATGGTTATTCTTGGGAGAGTCTTTGGGCCTTTTACTTGATTATTCCCTATACCAAAAAGTGGTATAAACTTCTTCATACCTTTGATTGCCTCTTGAAATCTTTTTTCGTTTTCTTGAGACAAAGGTAAGAAGTCTTCTGGGTTTAAGGTAAGACCCATTTCCAACATTGTACTAAGTAGAGAGATATAAAAAGTTCTTTCTACTATTTCTTCTGAGTTTACCATTAAAGTCCTAATCTAATATTTAATTGAACACTTTGATTGCCATTGTCATTAATATACCCATTATAAGTTACCTGAATACCTCCAAAACCACTCATTATGGTTTGTAAATGACCAACACAATTTAATTCACTAACCCATTGAGTAGCAATATTTGAAGGATAATCGGTAAGCCATACTTTAAAGGGTATTGGTTCAGAACCAATACCTCCAGGGAATTGACCCTCTATTGTCTTACTTATATCGGTTATCTTAAATTGTTTTATAAATTTAGCAACTTGAATACCGTTGATAAGGTAGTACTGATAACCCTTTACATTACTAATCTGAGCAGTACTAGTATTTTGACCAAGATTTGGGAATGGTATATTCGGGGTTGGTTCAAAGCCATACTTAGTAGTTCTAGTACCTGGAGATTGAGTTATATTTAAAACTATCTCAGTGTTAGGTTCTTGCTGTGAGATAATCTTAACTATAGCAGTTCTTTCCAAGGGGTCATAGTTACTGGGGTTATGTTCTTGATTAGTAGATTTAGTTTTGATAGTAAGCTTACCTGCGGCATTAGCTTCTCCAATTTCTTGGGTTACCTCTAACCAATCTGAGGAGCTTTCAACTTTCCAATCTACAGCACGATATTCATCTTGAGGCTTATTATCGATAAACTTCTGTTGGTAACTGTATACACCTATTTCTAGGGTCTCACCCCTTTTAGTACCATCGAAAGTATGGGAAGTAGTTTCCGGAGTGATACTAAAATAAGTTCCCCAGATCTCTACTATTTTAGGAGCAGCCTTTTGTACCAGAGTTACTTCCCTTTCTACACCCTGAACTACTACCTTGAGAACCTGCTCTTTTATATTATTCATGTCTTCGTTTACTGCCTTAGGCTTTACCCTAATAGTTGCAGTACCAGTTCCGGATAAGGATGATATTTCGAAATCTGCTGCCATTATATAACCCTCCTTATTTCTTTTCTAATTTCATTACGTATTTCCTTTTGTAAGGCAGCTTTTCCACCAGCAGCCTTAAATGCAGGATTCCAAAGAGGACGAGGTGGTAAATTACCATCTCTACTACCATACTCTAACATGATAGCTATCTGATTCAAAGTCTTTCTTGAAGTCTTACCCGTATAGGTAATCTTCTTGATTCCAATTGGCAATCCGACGAAAGTTCTTTTCTTACCTTTTACCAAAGTAACTGAACGAGCATATTGCCCCGTAAGATTTAACATGGTATGGTCCCCATATTTCTTTAGGGTACCAGGAGCATGTGGTGGCCATGATACTCCTGAACCTCTTGGGGGAACACCCGTATTCAAACTTCGTCTTACTATACGAAGAAGTTGATTACCAAACTTTTCTGTACCTTTCGCATAGCCTTCGGTTAAGATACTTGGAGTTTTGGCAATCAACCTTTCTGCACGAGCTTGTTCTCGTTTATCTACGTATATTTCTAGAGGGCCAACTGGAGTCGATAGTGTAATATTAACCGACTTACTTGGCATAATTCTTACTGTTGTTTAGGTTTATCCAATCCCAGCTCCTGAGCAATTCTCTGTAACAGAGTCTCTTGAGTGGATATTCGTTGGTCCATGTATTGACGGAACTCCTCAAACCCTGGAGCAGGTTTACTTGGAGCAGAAGGTGATTGGTTAATTGAATTGAGAATGTTATCGCATTCAGAAACAATTGCCTCAAACTTTGGTCGATTGTTAAGTATATTCAAGGCATTATGTTTCTGCATAGTAACCTCATTAATTATATTCACTACATCGGTAGTATAATATACACCATTATAAATACCTTCATCAGATTGTGATGGCAAGTATACGGTGAGTTGTGATACCGAATCTTGGATTACCAATTCGACACTGTTAACAAAGCCGTCTTTAGCACCAGAGGCCATTGGTTTACTTTCTCCTACCTTTACGATTCTTGCTGTATCAAAAATAGGATAACCAGACCGTCTGTCTTTTTCTAATGTGAAAATCATTTCACCTTTCTGTACCTTTTGGAAAATCAATGTTCTTTCGTCCATAATCATCTTTTATTAATTAAGTTTAAACCAAATGAAACTGCACCTGGATTCCTTTGCATGAAGTCTACCAGGTTTAAGAATTGATAGTATCCAAATTGATTTATGAGTACCTGAGCTTTGTTTGCTACTTCTTGTGCAATCTCTATATTGGGAGCAGGTAGAGCTAATTGTATCTTGAATTCGGTGAGTTGTTCTTGTTCCATAATTCCTTAGTTTAAGGAGTTAAAACGAAAAAAGGAGTACACCTAAAAACAGATGCACTCCTTTAATCATCTTGGTATTTTAAATTACTAAGCTGGCGTTGTAGTACCGGTCTTCAAGGCAGCTACCACTTGATTGACGATGTTCTGGTCTCTCTGAGCATCTATCACTCGATTGAGGCGAGCAATCTCGGTGTCTTTAGCAGTGTTCTCGATGAGGCACTTGATTTCCTGTTGGCCATTCTTGAGGTCACAGCAGCAACGTTCCAACTGAAGAGCCAAGTCAGATTTTACTTCTTTAATCAAGCCTTTGGTTTCACAGCAGCAATCCGACTGTTGGTGTTCCATGTGGCAGAGACGATCCATAACACGGTTGAAGCCTGCGCCCATTTGGTCACGAGAATCTCGGATATCCGAATTAGTTTTGTAACCCAAATCGCAAAGACCTCTTTCCGTAGTGAAACGGTTGTTAAGGATTTCTCTACCAACACCGGCAACATCTTTTGCTACCCCACTGATTTCTTGAGTAACTCCACGAGCAGCATCAGAGATATCTTTGTAGATACCTGCCTTTGCTTCTTGAACCGTAGCTTCTACTTTCTGAATATCAGCTTTTGTGTCATTGATTTTGTCCCATACGGAAACTGCAGCAGCACCAAAGCCACCACCTACCAATGCACCACCAACGGCTCCCCATCCAGAGCCCCAACCGGAATGATCTCTATATCCGCAACCATCGTTACAGCCTCTGTCCGCGATTACAACGCCATCGCCGGCACCTTTTACTTCTACTCCCATAATTGTAAGATTTTAAAGATTAATACTTAGGTTAATTATACATTAAATACAGAATGGTGTTGTATTTTTTATTACCCCAAATTAAATACGTATTCATAAGTAATTGTTGCAGCATTCTGAGTTATGTTGACTGTAAGCTCCCAACCCTCAGCATCGTTTTCTGCTTGCCTTAATTTAATGGTACCTGACCTTGTTGATTCTACGGTGTTCTCCGTTAAGGTTAAGGTTAACCCATAGGTTCCATTATCACTGGATAGTGTTGTAATGGCTACATTTGTAACCCAACTTGGTTTTGAAGTTACGGTTAAAGCCAAGGGATATCTTGTACTTACCTCAGAACCATTTATTACCTTAGTCTTAAAAGAATAAGCTACATCAACTGTAAAGTTATTACCTCCCAAAGCTGACAATCCGGTTCTAGTGGTAGTTCTTGAACCAGTAGGGGAAGTGAATGCCAAGTAATACTTATAAGATACTGAAGCAGCACTCTGTGTAACTGTGATTGTCTTAGTAGTTGCCCCACTATAGGATGCAGTTACTACACAGTTTCTACTTGAAGTACCCGAGTTCTCCGTAGCAGTAAGTACCGTCTTAGCAGCATTCAAACTAAAACCAGTACCACTTGCACTAACCGTAGGTGTAGCACTCTTCGAAGAACCTGCACTTGTTGACCCTGAACTCCAATGGTTGGTAGTAGGTATACTTACACTGGCATAAATATTAACACTACCTCCTGAATTAGAGATAGAGTATGAACTTGCAAATAAGCTTATTACTGGTGTACCATCAGTAGTACTGGTAATTTTATTCTCTGCCTGGTATACATCGAGAGTTATAGATTTCGATTTACCATTCAGAGATACAGTACAAGTAAGGGAGCCTACCCTTGTTCTAGCCTTTGCAGTAGTTCCCAAAGAACCTGCACTAACTGCAGTACCATAACTAATGCTAGCACCGCTTGTAATTGTGCCTCCTCCAGTTGTAGAACCATTCCATCCCCAAGTCTGAGAATATGAGGGCATAGTTGAGAATGAACTTCTACTTCCTCCACTTGCAGGTATATCGGATACACTTCCTCCACTTACAGTGATTTCACTATAGGTTCTATAACATGCAGATTGAGAACAACTGATAGTTAGTTTCTTATTGGTTTCTGCCTGAGTTAATACTACACTACCCGACTTTGCCGAAGTAGAAGTATTATTTGCCATAGTTACTGAAGTACCAGTACCGGTAACTCCGGTATTAGCCCTGGTATAACTTAAGGGAATTTGATTACCATAGGTATGTCCATTTCGGTATTCCTGTTTATAAGAGGTTACAGTAAATGTTTTTGTTCCTCCAGTTGCCCCAAAAGACAGAGAAGTGGGATTCACTGAGAATGTTTGAGACCAACTTTGAGATGCTGCTGCCTGGGTAAATGTGAATTCCACGGTTTTACCAGATTCAGATTGAGTAGCCAACCCCTTACCAGACCTTGAGGTTAGGTCTAGATTCTCTGAAGCTTTCCAAGGCTTTCCATCTGCCGGCTTACTATAGTTAGTAATCCAACTTGGTTTACTGTTTATTACGTAATTAACACTAACAGCAGACCCATTAGCTACATTATCCCAATATTTCTGCTTCGTACTGGTAAACTTAAAACCAAAATTAGAACTACTGGGGTTACCTAAAGCATCAAAACTTATACTGGAGTATCTCAAAGTGAATGTATACTTATAGGTTACCTTATGAATATCTTCGAGTTTAACAGCTTCGTTATTACCATAGGAACTAGCATTGGAGATTTCCAAGCCAACGTAACTTTCCCCCGTTCCTGTAGAGGCGAGTGCTAACAATTCAGCCTTGGTAGGGCAGTCATTACCTGTCTTACCAAGGCCTACTTTAGTTTTGACAGCACTCCATGTTGCTATCTCTCCCATATTAATCTACATCTTTAAGATTTCTGAGTTCTGAGATTTCAGCCTTCAAAGCCTTAATCTCTTCGTAAAGAAGTTTAATACCTTCGATTGCCAGAGTAGACATCTTATGGTACTTAACTTGTTTTACCAATACATATTCTTCACCGTCGATAACAACCGTTTCGAATTCCTCAGGATTAGGAACTGAATCCTTAGTTCTTGGGTCTTCTTCCACATAATGGTTAAACCCTGCTGCTTCCAAACCTTGTGCAATGGTACCTTCATCTTCCTTACCATCCATGATAAAGGATTCTGTAGGTATACTGCAAATCTGTTCCAAAGTATGGGTTAATGGTTTGATGTTAGATTTCAATCTTTCATCGGAAGACTCTTTCCAGAAACCGGAAGGAGCAGTAGTCTTAGCAAATACTACCTGGTCAGTAGTTGCCAATCCCAATTGAGCTCTAGTTACTGTATGAGGATTATCCTTTCTACCTGCATGACTATTGATAGAAGTCTGAGCAGTAGTACCTGCAGCCTTAGCATCAGCAATAGCAGTAGCTTGAGCAGTAGATACTGGCTTATCAGCATCAGAAGTATTATTAACATTACCCAATCCAACCTGAGTTTTAGTAACTGTATGAGGATTAGATTTATTGGCAATGTGATTATTTACCTTAGTTTCTAAGGCAGTTACATCTGAACCAGTATCGGCAATCAAATCGTCAACGTAAGTTTTCAATTCTGTACGAAGAGCATTGATGGCATTAGTTCTATTGGTAATCTCATTTGCCAACCCCTGTACGGTATTATCCAAGTTAGTCTTATCTGCTGCAGTCATTACACCTGCAGTAGTCTTAGTTGCTGCAAGTATATCTCTAATTAAATCTGTAGCACCTTCATAAGTCTTACCCTCTGCACTCTTAGTTTTATTATTAAGAGTAGCTCTTACATTAGTTGAATTATGGGTAAGAGTGAATCCAGTAAGAATAATTCCTGGAAGAGAACTATTAAAGGTATCATGAGCATTATCTTTTGCAATACGGGCCTCTTGTTCAGCTTCAATAGCATCTGGTAAGGTTTGATTAAGCTTTATTACACTATCGGCATCCATCAGACCAGCTTCTCGAGTAGTGGCTGGGGTTAGAGGGATTACCATCCCATCGGGTTTATCAATGTAATGCCCTTGACCATCCGTAGCAGAATAGTTACATAAGATAATAACATTACGCTTATTTTTGTTAGCTATTGAAACCTTACTAATTAAATTTTTAGGCATGCTAGATACCACATCCTCAAGATGCTTACCTCTACTACCTTCGAAAGCAGTACCTGCAATTTCCCCAATGATAAGAGACGAAGTATTACTGTCTACGAATTTAGTACCTGACCAACGGAATTGGTATGGAGGTTCACCATCGGCAACATTTATATAAATCTTACCAGATTCTCCAACTACGGGAGTTTGGTGACCTGCATCCGTATACAATTGAACATTAGTAAGACCTCCAGTGGGGCTTACATCATAGGTAGCATATACTTCAAGTACATCATCTACATATGAAGGCAAATGGTTAGCAGGTACTAACCCCTTCCCATCCAATGGAGCAAAGCCATCAGCCTTACCCTTAGTTGCTACAAAGGCATCATGCTTAGCTTCTAGAGTGTTAATGTTATTCTGCAGTTTAGTATCAAGGGCAGTGTCTGCCGCAGTTCTATCGGCAATCTCTTTATCAATCCTTGCACCCAATGCAGTATCAGCAGAAGTACGAGCAGTTGCTTCATCGTTTACAGCTTTAGTAAACTTGGTATCTAAAGCAGTATCTGCAGCTTTTCTATCAGCTACTTCTTGAGCAAGAGCGGCTTCTGATTTACCGTCCAAAGCCTCGATTGCATCCTTTCTATCCTGAACCTCTTTGGCAATAGCATTGGGTAATGTCTCATCCAGATTAACCTTATCTTGAGCGGTCATTACACCGGCTTTTTCTTTAGTAGCTGATGGGATATAAGTAGTCTTATAATCTTCAGGCTCATGAGTATAAATACCATCTTCTTTTTTGGAAGAGAAATTATGAGTTAAAGTAACATGACTACTTTGTTGACCTACCTCAACTGGTTTATCACCAGATAAGATAATAATATTATCGGGTATAGAATCAAACAGTTTCTTATCTGCCGCAGTTTGTACACCAGCTTTCTCTGCAGTAGAAGCAGGTAATGTAATGGGATTTTGTTCTACAGTACCATCTTCAACTACCGTCTTAGTAGCAGCTATACCTACTGTAGTTTCATTAGGTGTTACTGCACCAAGGGCAAAGTTAGCAGTAGAGATTCTATCCAATTCTACCTTGTCTTTCGCAGTCATAGTACCGGCCTTAGTAGCAGATACCTGAGGCAAATCAAAGGTTTCTGTAGTATCTGCATTTAAACCGTTATCCTTAGTTACTGTTACCGTTACCTTATTAGCATCCGAAGCTGCAGAGATATCCGTCAGGGAATTTGGGTCTAACCCATCTAACTTAACCTTGTCTGCGGCAGACATAACTCCTGCAAGAGTTTGAGTTACCGGGAGTAAGTTCTTGGTAGCTTCTACTTCTTCACCATATTGGTTATTTGCATTATCCTTGGTTGAAGTCTTTACCTTGAAAGAAAGCTGAGTACCTGTTCGGGTTACAGTACTAACATCAGTAACCATGGTATCAGGCAAAGCATCAGAAGTACCTTCTTCAGCTACCAGTCTTTCTTCATGGTCATCGGTAATGTTAGTGAACTTATTATCTAAGGCAGTATCAGCATCGGTTCTGTCCTGAATTTCTTTATCGATACGTTTACCCAAAGCTGTATCGGCAGCAATACGGGCAGCTTCTTCAGCATCGATATTATCCTGGAGAACTTTATCTGCAGCTTTTCTTTCCTCTCTTTCTGTGTTGAGGTCAGAGGTATTCTGATCAATCTTTGCTTCCAACCGAATATCTTCAGCTTTACGAGCAGCAATTTCGTTATTTAACAGATCCGTAATGGCCGTATAATTACCATTGATATTATCCTGAATACCCTGGATTAATTCCAGGTTACGTTGGATATTAGCAGTATTCTGAGTTACCAGAGCATTAGTAGCATTCAGGGAAGTTAACAACTCTGTACGAGTTTCACTTACAAAAGTTCTCAGCTCATTTACCGTAGTAGTAAGAGTATTACTCAGGTTAGTGAATGATTGTTGTAAAGTATTATCTCCCTGTTCTCGTAAGTTCTTTTCGGCTTCAAGCTTATTCTCCAACTCTGTAAGCTTAGCAGTCATAGTTGCTGCAAAGTTGGGATCATCACCGAGAGCCTTAGCAATCTCTGCCAAAGTGTCCAATACTTCAGGGGCTGAACCAATAATCTTTTGGATTGCAGCCTCTACTTGTTCTGCATTCTGAAAGTCAGAATCGTTTAATAACTCTGATACCTTAGTGATGTAGTTTGCATGTTCTTCAATGCCATCAAGTTTAGCATACAGCAAGTCAGTGAAATCATTTGAAGAAAGTACCTTGCCATCTACCTTATCTACCTTCTTATCGTCCATTGCCTGGTCTGCAGCAATTCTATCTGCTTTCTCCTGAGCAACAGCATTACTGATAAGAGTATCTTGATTAGCTCTTTCAGTTGATTCTTTATCGATATTGGTTTGAAGTAAAGTATCTCCAGCTAAGCGGTCATTCTTTTCGGTAAGGATATCCTTATTAATACCAGCCATATCATCCTTGTGATTCTGAAGGTTGGTATCAATCTTGGCCTCAAGAGAAGTCTCTTTGGCAATTGCTCGGTCTTTCTCTGCATTAATAGCAGTAGTGTTGGCATTTACCTTTGCTTTTAGTTCATTCATAGCATCGGTATTACCTGCCTCTAGAGAATCAATACGAACTCCCAAAGCATTATCACCAGCAATACGATTTTCCTTTTCTTGTTCAAGCTTAGTGTTAATATTACCTACTTCGGATTCCAAAGCTTGTTTGGTATTATCCAACTTAGCAGTAAACTCAGTACTCAAAGCTTTATCAGCTGCAGTACGGTCTGCTACTTCTTTATCTAAGTTAACCTGGAGAACTTGGTCGGCAGCCTTTCTTTCTACACTCTCAGTATTAAGGTCGATATTGAGAGTATCGATACGAGAACTCAAGGCACTATCAGCATTAGTACGATCAATGATTTCTTCGTTAATCATATCCTTAACTTCCTTGTAGTTATCACCTACAGTCTTAGTTAAGTTTGTGATTGCCTCTGAATTTCTTTCAATACTATGTTGGTTAGTGGCAATAGCAGTAGTATTTGCATTTACCTGCTCAGTAAGCTCATTACGCAATGTATTGATAGACTCTTGCATACTCAATGCCAAGTCTGAAATACGTTGGTTAACGTTAGCCAGACTTTGAGTATAGGCTTCATCTGCAGTCTTTCTTTCGGCAATCTCTTTATCCAAGCTAGATTGAATTGCGGCATCTGCATCTTTACGGTCTTGGATTTCCTTGTTAAGATTGTCTTTTACAACTCCAAGAGCAGCATCACCAATAGCAGACTTATTGTCTACATATTCTTTCAGTTTAGTTTCAAGAGCTGTATCAGCATCCTTACGAGCTTGAACTTCAGCAGCTACCTCAGCACTGTTTGCCTCATCACCCGCAATTCGGTCTTCGATTTCTTGGTTAACCTGTTCTGTGATTGCAGCCAATTTCTTGGTAATGGTAGCAGCAAAGTTGGGGTCATTTCCAAGGGCATCAGCAATTTCCTTAAGAGTATCAAGTACTTCTGGAGCAGAACCAATAATCTTTTGGATAGCTGCATTTACCTCTTCCTCAGTTTGGAAACCAGAATCGTTGATAAGCTGAGAAAGATGCGTAATATAATTTGCCTTTTCCTCAATTCCATCAAGTTTAGCTTTGAGTATATCGGTAAAGTCATTCTTAGTCAAAGAATAGCCTTCACGTTTATCTACTTTCTTAGTATCAAGATCTTTATCACCTTTTTCTCTAGCAGCAGCCTCGGCAGCAATAGCATTAAGCAATTGCTCCTTGTCTTCTACACCCTGCTCTTTTACATCTTCGATTTTGTGTTCAAGAACTAAATCCTGAGCAGCACGAGTAGTAGCCTCTGAATCGATATTGTTCTGTAATACTTGGTCTGCAACAGTACGGGCCTGAACTTCTTTATCAATATTACCTTGAAGAGCATTATCTGCATTGGTACGGTCTGTTACCTCTTTAGAGATTTCATTGTGAAGAACTTGGTCCTCAGAATGACGGTCTACCTTCTCTTGGTCAATTTTACCTTGAAGAGCTAAAGTATCTGCCTGGCGATTAGTGATTTCTTCGTTAATCTTAGAATCCAGTACAGTATCTGCGTTAGTACGATTTGCAGTTTCTTCTGCAATCTTTGACTCAAGGGATGCCTTATCATTGATATGGAGAGTTTTAAGGTCATTTACACTTTCCTTAATCTCATTATCGGCAGCAATACGTTCATCTTTTTCCTTTTGGATAAGATCCTTGAGTTCCTTCTCAAGTTCACCATTACCTTGATTTACCTTATCTTCAAGGTCTTTGATGTCTTCGGCATTCTTATCTACCTTCTTCTCAACTCTGTCGATTTCAGCTTTTAAGTCTGCCTTAACCGTATCAATCTTCTTATTGATTTGGTCTAACCCATATTCGAGGTTATCCTGAACTGCGGCTACTGCAGCACCCAAGGCAGCTTCAGCTTCCTTAGCCCGATTAACCTCTTCAGTTAAGGCAGTACGAAGGTCGGTTAATTTATTAGTGATAGTAGTTGCAAAGTTGGGGTCATTACCCAAAGCTTCTGCTAACTCTTTAAGAGTATCAAGAGCATCATCTGCACCATCAACCAAATCACTAATCATCTGTTTAACTTCTTCCTCAGTTTGATACTTTAAGTCATTTTCAAGCTGAGATACCTTAGTGATGTAGTTTGCATGTTCTTCAATGCCATCAAGTTTAGCTTTTAACTCATCGGTAAAATCATTTTTCGATAAGTCGTATCCTTCTTTCTTATCTACCTTATTCTTGATAGAAAGTACGAAGGCCCAGAACTCATTTATAGTTCCTCCAAAGCCAGCTTTAACAAAGTCATCATAGTAACCCTGTAATAACCGCTGGTCTATTTCTTCGCAGGTATAATACTTACTTACATACATATTTTATAAAATTTAAGGATTAATTACTGCACGTTGACGACCCAGTAAGAATTCAGAATCGATATCCCTGAATGGTTCTCCCTCTGAACCACAGAAGGCATTCATTGGTACATCCGGATTTTCGGGGTCTACATCTCCACCGTCCTCAATATCTCCCCGTATGCAAGCATAATCAGGAAGCCTATTTACACGGAACTTTATTACCTGGCCTATACCAGGATGAGGTATTATTTTATCCCAGATATCCCCGAAGTAATCTTGAAAGCAGGTGACAAATTTGTTTCCGGTCATCGATTGAAATGCCGTTACATCATTGCCATTACCTTTCATTTCAATATGAACTCCAGAGGTACCATTGAGGATAACCAGATTACTATCAAACCAAATTCCACTGTTTGTAGTAATTGGTGTCCACCTCAGTACTAACATCTTTGCCATATACTTTATTTTTATTCTACAAATTCAACTTTGGTATCTCGGTCTCTCTTTAGGATAATCATGAAAACTAAAGCCTCATCCTTTGCCTGAGCAGTCTGAGTATCTCCAGAAGGCTTATACGTTATACCATTAATTACAAACCTATCTTGTTCCCAATTAAAATCCCAATAACCCTCCGGTGTAAGATAACCGATTTGTTCTATATAAGATTTAGAAATTAGTATTGATAAGTTTTCATCATCCAATTCTCCTGAGACTGTTGCCTTATTGATAGGCCAGTTTCTGAAAGCATTGTAGTAACATAATGCCTCGATTTGGATGTTATAATATTTAGGTATACTGTCTTCGGCATGACTGAGAAGCTGATTAACATGTTTGGCCCAGGTTATGGATTGCCTACCAGCATCCCAATCTAAGAAGTCAGTGATAATTTTCTTGTATCTATCCCAAGAGCGGTTCTTTACCATTCTCCAGGGTTCTTTTGTCATAACTTAGTTAGAATTGATTTCTTACCACCCTTCACTGGAGCACTTGGATTTGGCCCATCTAATACTCCAGGTTGCCTTCTGTTAACTACTTTTGGTACTACGGTTCTAAATACTTCATCACAGAACGGTAAGTAGATTTCCAATCGTGAAGCTAACATACAAAGGTTCTTCCTTAATTCATCTATTAATCCACCTGGTTGCATTGCTTGAGAAAGTGTTTTCCATAGGGAACTTGTAGCATCTGCCAAGGTATCATAATATTGCACTTCAGTAGGCCCAGTAGTGATTTGTTTTATCCTATCACCTCGGGCAAGTTCGGGTTTAGAAGTACCATCACCAGTTTGTTCTTTGGTAGAGGTTAATTGACTTAAGTATTCGGAAGTACTTGTTAATAGATTAAGTATCTTCACATTGAGAAAATCCCAGGCAGCCAATTCCATTATTAATTGGTTTTCTAGTGCTTCATACCATAATTCATCGGTGTATTTATCTGCAGGAATTTGGTGATTTACTAGAGGACCAATATAATATTGCCATTTAGTGATGTAGATAGATTTATCTTCCCTGGTCATTCCATCCGATATCTCTGAAGGAATGTAGTGGTCGATTAAGTTATATATTGTATCGGCTAATGCCGTATGTCCATAATCACAAACTACCAGAGTCTTATCTACGGTGATATCTAAACCATTTGAGTTAGTTACATGTAATGTTACTGTATAGAAACCGGGAGTTTCATAAGAATAGGAAACATGTCTTCCACCATTGAAAACCTCTCCCTTATCATCGCCAAAGTCCCAGTCAAAAATGGATTTGGCCGGGACTTTGGATATGACTCTGAATGAAACTTCCAGACCTGACGTAACGTACAAAAAGTCCAGATTGTTATTCATATTAGTCTGTCTTATGTAATTTTCATATATTACCCTTTAGAAGAGGATTCGAATTCTTCCAGCAAAGCCTGAATAAGTGTTTCTACTGTATCATCTTTCTCGGCAACGATTTCATGAAGACCTGCTACCAGTTTCAGTTCTTCCAGGGAATAGCCCTTTGCAAGTTTTTCAAGAGTCATGCCTTTCTTGAACTGAGCATTCAGTCTCTTATCCAACTTTTCGATGTCGGCCTCTGAATACTTTTCGATTTCTGATTTATCAGCAATGATAATCAGATGGCCAGAGGCAATTGCCTTCTGAATCTTTGGTGCACGGAATTGACGACGAGAGAGTTCCTTGTCTTCTCCTCTACAAACGGTAATACCAGTTGATTGGTCATGAAAACTGTAAGCTCTTGGTCCCACAGTTACTGTATATTTATCTTTAGCCATATTTCCTAAGATTTAAAAATGATTAAAGAGAGGATAGGTCTTTTTAGTTACCTACCCTCTCAGGGAATTTATATAGATGAAACCGGACGTCCCTTATTATTCTAGGTTAACCATCAAATATGGGTCTACGTTCATGAACTCGGGGAAACCGAATTCTGAGAACTTCTTGTTAGCAGCCAGCAACAGAGTTGCATCCTGGTACATCTTAGAGAAGCCAGTAGTCAAGCTTGCATAGATTGCCTGAGTCTGGTTAGAAACGATTCTTTCAGATTCAAGCATCAACTGACGAGCAGTAAGCTTAATCAAGGCAGCAGATGTATCAATCAACAGCAACTGTTGGTCGGGTGTACCCGGGTGAATGTAGAAGTCAGCATTCTTGGGAACAGGAGACTTAACATTCAGGGTAGCTTCTGTAGTACCAGAGTGACGATCCTTGAATTCCGGCAAGTTCAGCATTTCGATTGCCTGGTCTTCACCACCAATCATAGTTTGGAAGTTACGTCCCATACGAGCAGCACGTACCCAAATATGCAGAAGGTCTTTGTAAGTGATACCGTTAGTTGTTTCGTATACACCGATTACCGGGGCAGACTCAGAGCCATCAGGGTTGTTACCATTGATAGCAACGTCCATAGCCAGAGTATCCAGAGCATAACCCAACTGAACGCCAAAATCACGAAGGTAGATTCCCAAGACATCGAGCGAAACATAGTTACGAACTTCATCAGTAAGTTTGAAACCTTTTCCGATTTTGAAGAGGCTAACTGATTTCTGTCCGAAGCTAACATCACCCAATGGGATAGTTTCTGCCTCATTAACCTTTGCAGGGGCAGCATCCGACATGTTAACCATTGGCATGATTGCTTGTAAACCATTGATGGGTTGATCAGATGCAATGATGTTCGGATAGAACGGAGCCTGGCGCATACCCAATGTGATAGCAGCACGGATGATTTCCGGAACAATCCAACGAACATTCTGTTGAGGCATTGTAAAGATGTTCTGCATCGTGTCCACTTTTGGATTGATGCCCATCTTTTCAAAAAGTTCATCTTCTGAAATACCCCATTTACCGGTAACCAATTCTCCAAAAGTTACCTCTACAGGCTTCTTGTCCTGTGAACCGGAACGAACAGCTTCCAAGCTTCTTACCATTTCCGGCAGCTCATTCATAAAATCCTGAGCCTTCAACTTTGTAATATCTATTTTATTTTCCATAACTTCTTTTCTCTTATTTGATGAGTACTTGAATTACCTCATTTGCCTCTTCTGCAGGATTAAGGGCAATGAACTGGGATGAAGTTGCTTGGTTAGCTTTTACGAATCTATCGTTAAGCAATGTTCCATCGGGAGTTACATAGCCGGCGTCGATATTTCCGTTTGATACCCAGTTACAAATCATGTAACCTTCCATAGCTACTGTTACCTCTACCGGGAAATTTCTTTGAGGTTGATAAGCAGGGTTAACGTTATCCGTTACTGCTACACCCAAATAAACTTGAGTATCTACATCAGTGCAAGGGTAAATCAAACCTTCTTCATTCAAAGCTACTGGCATACCCTGTACGATTTTCTCTCCAGCTTTAACATTGAAAGCCTGGTGCAATTTGTGTGACTCACTTTTGTAAATCACCGCTCTCGGGGTTCTTTCCCCAAAGAGAGTAAGTTGCTGAGGGTCGTTTACGATTTTAGTTTTTTCCATAACGCGGATTATTTATATTAGTTATTTTATTTTGTTTCGATACAAGTTATCGATTACATTCTTAGTACTCGGAGATTCTGAATTCCGTTGGGTATCAGTACCCTGGGTTCCAGTTTTACCCTCGGTATCATCCTCAGCAATTGAGGAAGCACGGTTGACGTCCTTAGAACCACATTTTGAGCAAGTGAGAGGGAACTTCTCTTCCAAGCGAGCTTGGTAATCCTTGGTCAAGGAAATAAGAGTAGTAATACCAGTAGTCTCGGCATTGAGCATCGTAACGATTGTCTCATCTACCTTATCACCCATCAACTTCTTGTAGGTTTCTACGGCATTTTCACGTAGAGAAGCAATGTGATTCTTTCCTACGGTTGCCATTTCCTTCAAGTTAGCTACTTCGGCATTCAAGTTGGTAATCTGTTCCGTAAGAGAAGTTTTCTCTGTAGTAAGATTATCTACCGAAGTTTGCAATTCGTTTCTGGATGATACCAAAGTCTGAATGCAGGCAATTACATTTTCCTGATTCATCTCTTTACCTTCTTCCAGGGTAAGCATGTTATCCCCAAAAAGGCTTTCAAGAAATTTTAGTAATTCTTCGTTCATGTTATTTTTATTTGAATGATTATCCTTGGCATCATTATCATTAAAAGAACCCTGAGTATCGTCCTTTTCTTGATATGATGTTAAATCCGATTTGTAATCAGTAAAGAAGTATTGCTTCGATTTATCATCCCTATATTCTTCATAGGATGCCCAAGTTCTTTTGGCAAAAGTTGGGTTAATGATTTTACCATCCGAACCAATTTTCTGGGCAAATGAATCAGCCCCATGTGAAACTAGTGAGGTCTCAAGGTAACGAACAATTTCAGTAACAATTCTACGTACCATAACTCCCTTAGAGTCATAAGTACCCAGTTTCTGATAAAATTCGTTATCTTCCATTTGGGGATGGGATTTATCCCACTTAAATTGTACAGTAACTGAATTACTATGAATTGAAGGAGGTTCCATAAGGATGCCTCTAGCAATTCTTGGGTTTGCCTTACCATCGATTTTCAGAATACCGTTGATACCAGCGGGTATAGTAAAGCTACCGTCTTTATAGGATTCCTGCCACATTACTTGTGATACAGCACCAATAGCATTACCGATGTTGGTTTCATGGTCACAGTTTACTGTTTGACCAAGCAACATCTTCATAGAAGCCTTTAGTACTCCATTTTGACCGAAGTCTGTAGGATTCCAATTTTTCGATACGATTGTTTCCGAAAGTAATCGGAACATAGGTTCGATAAACTCTTCATCCTTTGGAGTTAATTCCGATTTATCCAGGTTAGGGTAATAGGTATTATAATCTATATCCCCTCCCCAAAATCCAAATTGAGCAATGGTGTCCGGTGTAGGATTCTTCCATTTGTAATAATTCTCGGAGAAAGTCTGGGCTCCCACTGCTTCTGGGATATACCCAGCCATAATGGTATGGCCTTGACCTATCACCATAGAATCAAGATGCTCTTTGTTTTTCTTTGTGAATTTACTCATCTTGCTTTAGTATTTTGGTCTCCTCGAGAAGGAGCCGGGTTATTCTTATCTCTTGACCTACGAGCAGATTGGTTTTTATCATCCTGCCTTTGTTTCTTCTTGGTACCCTCTTGTGGGTCTGTATTACCACCCTTAGCAAATTGGTCCTCAAGTGAAACTCTTGGTTCCTTTTCATCTGGTGAATCATAACCCATTGCCCAAGCATATTGCTCTTGGCTAATGATACCTGCCTTATACAATAAGTCAAGGTTCTGTATCTTATACTGAAGACCTTGTTGGATTTTAACTTCATCAGAAACTGTAGAAGTTCCCCAATCAATCTTCATTCCCTTATTATTAAATCCTGCCAGACGCAGTTCTAGAGAATAAAGTCGGTCCAATACATAAGCTACAAGCATTTGGATATTTTTTAACTGGCTAATCATCTTAGACAGCATTATACCAGTTGCACCTTCACCAGTAGTAGATGATACCCCAATGATAGAGCCATTAACTCCCAACCCATTTGCTACAGATTGTTGGTTCATATTCCAAGGCTTCTCGATATTACCGAGCTCCTTAGTAGTAGAATTTAGTTTGAATTCATGGTCATCTATGTAACCAGCAACTACTCCATCCTTCATACCCTCTTTAACATTACGTTTAAGGATATTAAGTTCATGGTATAATCGGGATTCATAAGCTTTTATACTCTCATTTGGTCTTTGTGGAGATTTCTGCATCTTAGCTTCTAAGAAACCAACCATACCACAAATCTCCATGATATGTTTGAAGTTAATCTTCATATCATTTTGTCCTTTGAGAGAATCCAATGCAGGCATAAATGGAGGAACTCCATAAGGTTCATCGGTATCATTGAACATACCAACATAGAAGTAGGTTTCTGGGTTAAGCTTAATGTAATCTTGTTGCTTAACAAAGAAATTTATATTCTTTTGGTAAGGAGCATACACCCCATTTAATTCACGTTTAAACTTGATATGCTCTGGCTTAAGGAATAATACAGTAGCCAAACCATCAAGCTTGTCATTTGGTACGCCTTCTACAGATATTGCCCCACTTACAAGAAGTTGAACAATCATTTTGTTAACTAAACCATCTATACCAGCAGTATATCTGGTCCATCCCTTGGTGGCTTTCTTAAGATGTTCTCTCATCTTTGAAGCCTCTTCATCGGTATTATTAGGGAAAGTTACTGTATGACTGGTGTTAGCTAACTTAAACATATCTTGCAATGCGATGCCCATATCAGGATTTACCTTATATAAATCCCGAATTAAAGGTATCACATCAACACGAAAAGAGGGTTCAACTAATTTAGTCAACCCTTGTAATGATGTAATTAAGTTATCGCTATCATCGTCAACTGAAACCCTACCAGGCGAAATCGATGTGGCAGGCTTCTCCTCTTTATTAGAGGATGTACCATTCTTGGGAGGGTCCTTCTTACGTCCCCAACCCCAACTAAAATTGAAGTACTTTTTCATCTTGGTTGTACGATTACGTTAGTTTTTCCTTTCCTTATGTGATTACATATTGCTTTTCCAAAGATATCATCATCGGCATATACGTCTCCTTCAAGGTCTACATCTACAGCTGAATTGTTAGCCCTATGTTTACCCATTGCAACAGGTCTACCTAAACCATCATAGATGAAAGTATAAGCTTCTTGTACAAAGAATGGGTCCTTAATGATTACATGATCTAATCGAATATCTTCTTCCAAGTTCTCTATTATCACTGAACGATTCTTTTGGGTGGTTAACCAACCAGGGGATTTATCCATTTCAGGTCTACTTTTACCTTTTTTCTTTAGCATCTTCTGGTAGTAGTAAAGGTTAGGGTAGCCTTCGTCTTGAAGCTTAGAAGTTACTGATAAACCAACGTCATTGGATTCTGGAGCTATTACTGCCCAGTTAAACAACTTCCCAGTATCACCAAGTAACTTAGCATAAGCTCCCACTGCCATTCTTCCCTTATATACTACTTGTTCTTCTCCTAGCTTATCCATACAAGTAAATGAAGAGTAGTCAGAAGCTCTACCAGTTGAAACGTCTGCACCAATGAAATATTCTTTATCTGATTCGGGTTCACAGAATTGTCGGTATTGACCATTAAATCTCTTCTTAATAACTGGGTAATCACTAAGGCAGTCTTCGATAGCTTTAATATCTGCTAAGTCGAAGACTGTATTACCAGATGATAAGAAGTCACCATCGATTTCTTGTGCAGTTCGTTTTGCTCCCAAAGCAGAAGACATTTGGTTATACCAATTGATATCTCGTTCTGGGTGCATTTGCCAGTATAATCGAATTGGGTTAAAAGGATTACCTCCTGCAATAGCATCTACCCAAGTTGAGTGATAGAAATTACCAACTCCATAGGGAGTGGAATTGACGATGGCAGCTCCACCAGTGGAAAGAGTAGGAAATGCAGCAGCCCAAATTTGAGCAGCCCATCTTACTACTGCTGCCTCGTCAATTACCAGAAGAGAAAGGGATTCCGAACGACCGGCTTCGGATGATGTCGGAATAGATTCAATAAATGACCCATTATCAAATTCTATCATGGAAGCAGAACCGTATTCTCCAGCTCTACCATTGATTATGGGAGTTTGAAGGTACCATGGAAGATTCTTGTACATGAACTTAATCTTCTTAAGCACCTTCTTAGCAGTTGTGTCTTTGATAGAGATAATGTTTATCTTTTTGTTGGGATGGTACATCGCCAACCAAAGACAGTACATAGAAATAAGTTCTGTAATTCCTGCCTGACGGAACTTGAGAATGATATTGAATCGTTGGGCAATGAAATTGTAGAGAACTGATTTCTGAAATGGGTATAAATCAAATCTTACCTTTCCTCTTACTGGATGTATCACATAGCAAAAAAGGCTAAAAAAGAAAACATCACTAGAAACTCGGGATAGGTTTGATAGCTCCTCCCGAGTTAATGTAGTTCTAGTTTCTGAGATAGTCTTTGCCATTACTTAAAAGTTATACGTTATTTGAAATTCGATGTCAGTACCCATCCCTGATTTTATCTTCGGGTAGTAAAAGGTATTGACTCCGAATTTGTAATTAAATCTCTTAGTCTTGATTGAAAGACCAGCTCCCATATCGAAGAGATTATTGAAAGGTCTGTATTTGCCATAAACGTATGGACTAAGTGATAACCTTGCAACTTTCTTTCGAGTTAATTGACCTTCATACCAGTTGTAGTTGTACTTATCTAAGTCGATTGGGAATAGTCTAGTTGAATAAGTGTTAGTCTCCTTATTGAACAGACTTAAGTTCAACTTATCTTTCTTCAAAACAATTTGAACCAGGGAATCTTGGTTACTGATAACTGGCTGCCTTAGCATGGAATCAGGAAAGAGAGTTGGCTGCTTATTATCATGAACTAAGATTTTACCTGGTTCAACTTTTTCTGAGTACTTCTTCTCTGGTTTGAAGGGTTTCTCTGTATATACTGTATCTGGGATTTCATTGACCGCTAGTTCCAGGGAATCAACCTCTCGAGAAAGTTTGTAATTCCTGAAGCAAAGGTAAATAGTAAATCCTAGAAGTACAATGAACAAGGCCCTCTTAAATGTCTTCATACTTGATGAATTTCTTAATCTTACTCTTCAACCAATAACGTTCTACTGGACTTAAGTTTGACTTAATGATGTGGAACTTGAATTGAAAAGTACTTTTGGTTTCAATAATCTCAAAACGTATCGAAGGTAAATTCCGATAAATAATCCGAAAGAACTTAATAATGTTGTTAATGTTCAATTCGGTAATTTGGTACTTTACATTAATCATTCTCATAATTCGGTGTATTAAGTTTTCAAATTGAAATAGTCGCACGCTTTAATGATACTATCTATTCGGTAATCGCTTAGCGATTACCTTTATCGAACGAAGTGAGATAATATCCAAATATACTACTTACGATATGATATATGAATAGCTATATATACGCAGATAAATATATAGATATATATACGTAGTATATTATATATCTATATATTTCAAGGCACCCCAGAAACTTATATATAAGACTTTATATATAAAGCTGAAACTCAAGGTTTCTTGGTATTTGCCTTTTTGAGGCATTTTTTGAACCAAATACCTATTTCCCCTACTGCCCCTTTGGCAATTGTATACCTTGCCTTGTTAAGCCAGTAATGGTAATCCTTAAAATCACCTTCGAAGGTATCACCATTCTTGTGAAGGTAAACTTTGAATTTATCTGGGAATCCCATAATTGCCTTGAAGTCTTCGATTCCCAAAGGATAACCATCGGGTCTGAATTGCCTATCTGCAGGTCTGAGAGTTAATGGTGGTTTATCATACTCCAATCGATATACTCCTGGGAGAGTACTCATCTTTGCAGTTTTGATAGGCCACTTCTTTTCACCCTTGAAATCTCTAACCCAGAGTCTATGTATCTTTGCTACTGTAAGATTCTTCTTTTCAGGAAGCTTCCGATAGTCATACATTGCCAGAGTTTTACTCATAAACGGAATCTGGTTAGTATTATTTTCCTGAGAGAATGTGAGTGGTTTAAGTAGATTTCTAGTAATTGTTGGGTTTTTTACTTGAAATACTTCATCAAAAGCATTCAAATATTTCTTACCCGTTTTTCTATGTACTCCAATGATAAGTAATCTCTTTCGTGATAACTGTGAGTTACCGTAGTCAGAAACGCTTCTTTCGTGAAAAATAAGTTTATAGTCTTCAAGAGTTTTTTGAAGATATTCTTTTGGGAGCAAAGATAGCAAACGAGGTAAGTTTTCAATAAGAAATATCTTAGGTTTATAATGTAAGATTGATTGAATTACTAGATTCAGGGATTTATTCTCTTGGGGATTGCCCAATTCTTTTACTTTTGAAAGCCTCATAATAGAAGATGCTCCACAGTCTGGACTTGAAAGTATGATGTCTGGCTTACAATCTGGGAAGGTTTCATCTTTATAATATGGTATACCACCAAAGTTCAATTTCCACTGCTCTAAGCCTTTAGTATAAAATACTCCTCGAGTTTCTATATTAGCTATCAAATTCTTTCTAAAAGGGAACAAAAGGATGCCTGCACCAGCAGACACCCCTAATACTTTTAATTTTTTCATTTCTTGTAGCTTCTCAATTTAATGTACTTAATCCAAGCAAATGGTTTACGATTTTCCAAATACTCCAGATTCTTATCATTGTTGTGAGCTTCCTCTTCGAAACTTACATCATGATATCTTTCATTCTGTTTATTCCACCGAGCAAAGCACATGATGATTATATATTCGATAACATACCAAAGGTAGAAGAATCCAAAAGTCAGAGCCACTACCCACCAAAAGGACATACCAAATGATAACCAGAGTATGATACCAAGTACCAAACCCACTATACTACACTCAATCTGCTGTATCTGATGAATACACTCATGATTGATATCATCAGGTTTACACTCTTCTACTTTGTGTTTGAAGAATGAGTTATACACCAGAGTAATTGCTTTGTAACTGGGGAAAAGGAATACCTTTGCTACCCAGCTGTTAAAATGACATCTTTTCATAATTTATCTTTGAAGTTTTCGTAAGCGTTTCTTAACTTTTGGTCGTAGGCATTCTGGGCATACCCGGGACCATTGTATTTTCTGGCAAAGCCAGCCCAGTCCTTTTCTTTGAGATTACTCAAACAACCAGAGTTTTTCATGAAATAATACATGAGTTCTAGTTGATTTGCATGAGATTCTGACATCTTATGAACGAATTCGAAGACATCTTTACATTCACAGAAGTTGTGATTGAACCCACAAATCTGGAACATACCCCAACTTGCAGACTTCAATGCACATTCTTCGTCAATTTCTTTGGCTAATTCGAGTCTTTTGTACTCGTGTACACCTCCCAAGTACTTCGATTTATCCCATTTAGGGAAGAAAATCGTAGAATATCTCTTACAAAGGTAAGCTAAATCTCTGTCAGGGAATTTCTTATGTACTTCTTTATACATAATGTGACCCTCAAAGAGAATTTGAGGCCTACCATCAGCTAAAAACCCATCTCTACCTGCTGCTTCTACCAATTGAACAGCCTTCAATAGAGCAGGTTCTAGACCTAAGCGAATAGCAAGGTCTTTAATCATTTCATTTGTTAGTTTATCCATAACTTATCAGTTTTAATGGTTCAATTTTAGTAACAAAAGTATTGCTTATAACCCATTTTCAATATGTTTCGAGGTTCTATTATCATATATAACTTATAAAATAATGCAATATGGACAAGAAAAATGAGTGCCAGATATGTGGCAAGCCCATTAATTTAGAGGAATTTGATGAAACTCGGGAAATCCCTCAACTTATGGCAAGAAAACAAATTTGTTTTCAATGTGCTTTTTGGTCTAATCGATTAGCTTATGATAAAGAGCTTGAGAAAGAGGGTAAAATTGCGGTAATTACTCCAGATTATTCTCACTGGGTAACTAAAATTCCCGGAAATATTTTAATGGTGCCCTCGGCTTTTGGTGGTATTTACCAAACTAAACTCCAACCAGTAAACACTCTGGGAGTTATTGATGAAGATCGAGAGAAGCTTTTCATTATCCGTTATAATAACATCGCTCACCAAGGCACTATACCAGAACATCTAAGAAAGCTTTTTAAAGTAAACGGAGTAATTCTATCTCCACAGGAATACAAAATGCTAGAAGATTACCGAGGCAATGCCTATGAATTTATTAAAAATATGATTGATAATGCAATAAATAAGAAATAATTTCGTATATTTGCATAAAGAAAAATTCTTAATAAATAAAGATATGAAAAAAGAAAAGAAAGAAATCAAAAAGCTTAAAGAGGGGGATGAGGTTCTCTTCACCTTATCTGGAAGACCCATCATTGAGAAAGTTACAGTGGAATCTATTGATAAAAAAGGTGGATTCGCAATGCTCAGTAACCGAGTAAAAGTTGCAAGAACCTTGGGTCCTGATGATACATACCCAAGATTGGATGGGCAAAAGGGAGAAGTTCGTCCGCTTACCGAAGAAAATGAAAGAGTATTCCTTGCATATAAGGCCTATTTCTCAATTAAGAGAAACATAGAATTACTTGATAAGGAGATGAGAAGTATGAAAGATACAGATGCTTTCGATATGATGATTGAATTTGATAAGAAGCTTACCAAGATTATTAACAAATACTTCAAAGAACAATGATGACTACGGTATTAGCGATAATTTACTTGGTATGTTTGCCATTCACGGTATTTTTTGTAAGGGCTTGCTTGGATTATTTACCCTATACTCACAAAATACACTCTCTTATTCTATTCATATCGGTATGGATAGTATTACCTCTATTCCCGATTTACTTATTAATCAAATACCTAAAATATAGATTACTATGAGATACTTTTTTGACAGAGATGGTAATTATGCTGGGTCATCAATGCAAGGGTGGGAGATTCTTCTCCTACTCTTGTTCCCAGTTGCTCTAATAATCTTCCTCGTATTCTTACCTTTCTATGTATTTCATAAATACAGTTCTAGAGAAGAGGATAAAAAATACGAGGAAGAACATCCAGAAATACTAAAAGTAGATTCTTATATTACCTGCTGGTATCCATGGCATAGATATTCTGTTGCATATACACTGGCTCTTATATTCTGGGTAATTGCTTTTATAATTGGGATATTATCTTAATACAGGTATTAAGTTGGAGCTACCCAACCCAATAAAAATTCAAATCTAATGGATATTTTTTAGTGGGGTTAAACCTACTGGAGAGTATAGGAGTATCACTGCTAGCAGAGGGAGTTGAAACTTTTGTAAGAGTATAGGAACCCAATCCAGTTGTTTTTGTTGTAAAGTATGAATTACTTGGTAAATTGTAGCTAGGACTAAAAGCATTACCATTCTTATCAAGGCAGGACCAAGACAACACTTCGAAATTTCCCGGGTAGTACAACAGGTTAGCAATATAGACATTAATAGCATATCTATTTTGATTTACTATCCAATTCTTATTATCTCTGTTACCATCAGCCATAGGTCCACCTTCGCCACTAATATTGGTAGTAGCCTTAAAAAAAGCACTCGTGTCTACTCCATTGATGGTTATAGGATTAAAACGTATTTCCCAATATTTTTTTTCTTCGGGAGTAGTAAGGTGTAGATTTATTTTATTACCAGATTCATTTTGTGTAAGTACACAAAGCCCAGAAGTACCGTCATTTTGTGCAGTAATCTGAATACTATTGTTACTCTTGTCTTCCTCCAGAAGATAATCCGAGGTATTATTGATGCTAGCAGAATAACCAACTTCAATAACCCCGGACAATTTGCCATTTACATACTTACGCTTTTGAGATTGTATTGTCCATCTCTCAGAGTTTCCCTGTCTTATTTCTGCATATACATCTTGGGTAGATCTCCCCCCCCCCTAATTTAAGAACTTTATTTTCCATAATGTATAATGTTTTTAGATTGATACTGTTCCTCCTGCACTTGGTACTATAAATGACCCCTCTGATATCCAGGTAGCACCTGATTTAGTATATACAGCTACTTTATCTCCAGTAGTACATTCTATTCGAGAACCAGGTTCTGAGTCATTGGCATAGAATGGAATCTTCATAGTAGTAGTACCAGTTGCTGAGAGACCCTGTATATACGTCTGATCTGAAAATGATGTATTCTGTGGCCTAGCTCCCCTGCCAAAGAGATAGTAGCCTGTACCTGTGGGCAATCCAGAGAGAGTGAATGTTGAAGCCCCTTGTGGCTTCTGAGTTACTGGTATACTAAGGTTAGCATCCCCACAGGTTAAGAAGATATGCCCTGAACGGTTAGCTCCAGTTTGATTACTCGATAAAGCGGTCAGGGATAACATGTAATGGTTCTCAAGAGTACCCACTGGGGCAACGGATACTGAGCACCAATCGGGAGCATTACCCACATGGGGAGTTTTTGGCTTTTTAGACCCATCACTACCCTTTAAATAGGCCATCACAAGGATTTGAGCAGTATTATATTTATCACTACCTAAAGGCAATGTGTTTGAAACCATTTTTATGTATCCACTATAGGTTACACTGGATTCCTGAGTTACTGTGAGATTGATTTTGTTATTAGACCCATTTTGGGTAAATGTCAGAGTAGTAGACCTTGAGGACCCAGTATTTTCTGAATAGTTAATTTTTACATCTAAGTAACCATCTCCAACGGTAACTCCTCCGTAAGTAGCCCAACTTACGGAGGCTGAGCCCAAAGTACAAGAGGGTGTAGAGGTTAAACCTACTTTGCCATTTACCAGTTTCCTTTTGAGGGAAGTGATACGGTAGGTTACAGTACCACCTTTTGAAGATACAGTATCTGTACCTGTATCTGTAATTGCACGTGCTAGTTTGAATAATGTTTTTTCTTCCATGTCTTTATAAGTTTTTGGTTTATAGAAAGAACTTTGATATTGTAATCTGCCAGAGGGATAAGGTGGATGAGAGCCAGGGATGTTTTATTCTCTGGCTTCTTTGTGTGTTGTGTGAGTATGTGTGGTGTGGGATATCTTGGCATGCCCTTAATGCGAAAGCTTCGAAAGTTGTGGTACTAAAATGAGTATTTGCCTTCAAGGTACCTCTTATAGCGAAAGCCTAAAATTTCCTGGTACTAAAAGGGGCGTACGGTTCCCTTAAATTTAACATTTGAAAATAAAAAGTAAGGGACAAATAAAATTTTGTCCCTTTGCGCTTTCTTAATTATCTACTAAATGATTGTTTAAATTTTCTTCAAATTGTTCGTTTAAACAATAACATAAGTATAATAAAAAAGTTTTAAAAGAAAATTTTTTATAAATTGTATATTCAACTTCATTTAAATATTTCATGCTTATTTGTTCAAGTAATAGAAATTGCTCTATATTAATTAATTGAAAGGTTTGCACGTCAATAATAGTAGATATTATTCTATGATTTGATTTTAAAAGAATATAAACTACAAATAAAGCACTAACAAAAACTACTAATAAAATAATAAACAAACCAAATAATAACATAATAATTTTATTTTTATGATAGGGAATAAAATTTATTCCCTATCTGATTAATACTTTATTTGATTGATTTTTTTACAATCTCAAGCCCTTTTATTAATATCTCTTTCTTTTCTTCTTTTGTGTTTTCGCTTGCAATTGAAGAAAAAGAAAAATCATTTATAACATAGACTTGTTTATAAAAGTCTATAAATCCGTCAATTAGTTTTTTATCTGCATTTGTTGCAATAGTTGAGAGAAAATTGAAAGTAACATTTCTAAACTTTTTGCGTAACGATTTGATTTGCTTTTCGTTTGCACCCTCAAAAAGTTCTTTTTTATAAATTTCTGTTTTTGTTCCTAAAGCTGTTTTAAAAAGTCCTTGATTTTTTTCTTTGACTGATTTTAAAACGTCTAAAGCTATTAAACTATTTGCTTTGCTGTTTACACTTGCTTTTTCTACATTCACTTTGTTAATTTGATTTTTCATAATTAAATTGCTTGAAAGTTTTATTATTTATTATTTTTATTACCTTTTCAAATAGACTTTCAAGACTTTTTAAACTATCTTAATAAGGTATTATTTATTTCGTTTCTGTATTGCAAATATAAGAACTATTTTTTAATCTACAAAATTTTTAGAAAATTATTTTCTTAAAAAGTTTTAAATAAAATCTTTCAAATATCTTTTTGTTTTTCTCACATTGCAAAGATACGGACTTTATTTTAATCTACAAACATTTTCAAGAAAATTTTTTGAGAAAATGAATATTTTTATTTTCAAAATTATTTTTGTGAAAAATCTATAAATTCAAAAATTTATTGCACCCTAAAAAGGACTTAATTTTTGCACTTAATTTTGGGGGTTCACAAGGAGAATCTTCGCACGCCTTGTAGTGGGCATATATGATATGTATAAGGATATTCCTATATGGCCTATGCCTGTCCTCTAGGAAGTGTATTATATACCTGTATATTGATAAGGCCATTAATGGACTAAGGTGATAAAGAATTAAGGCTCTTAAGATATATCCCTCTATAAACCTATTAGGTCCTATTTCAATAAGGCCATATATGGACTATGGTAAGCCTATGGGAAATGGGTTTCATAGATTAGCCTATAAGGGCTTACTAAGTTAGCGTAAGTAAAAACCCAGGTACCTTAGTTAGGCCCTGGGTTAGGTAAATTAGTCTAGGCAAATAGTACTGTCTGAGTCTAGGATTATTATATGGTCTGATTGGTATATAATATCCGATGAGACCTGTTTTAGGTTATTGGGTTGGTAGGTTATTATACCAGTATAGGCATCATATAAGAAAGTATGTAAGCCCTGAGATAAATCTAAGTTATTGATTTCCTGTTGTTCCTCTAGAGTCCAAGTGTCTAATGAGGGATCCCTGAGGATTTGAATTAGGTATTCGAGATTAGTTTCCATTGTGATATACGTATTATAGGGTTAGTATTCGCAAAATTCTCGTTCAAGGTATATATTGAGATCCTTGAAAAATTTAATACCTGGTATAGGACCATCCTTCTCTTCGTCCCAGGTAGTGTATTCTATCATAGGAGTTTCGCATCCCTCTACGTCTGTGATTGAGATTACATAATCTTGGTCTGGTACAAAGTCTTCGATAAAGTTCTGGACAAAGCCTTGAATAATATTGGGTTGTTCATTAGTAATGCCTTGTACGATTTGTGTTAATCGGTTTGATAATTCTTTTGTGTTCATAGGTAATGGGTTTTTAATTATTAATACTTTATTTATCTGATGCAAATATAGATATTATATTTTAATTATGCAATAACCCTAATTGCCTTGTGAGGTTATTCAAGGCCATGAATTATATTTGCCTTAGTCTCTGGGGCCATGAATGGAGATTGCCATTATCCTAATTTGCCTAATCCCCATCCCCTACCTATTACTTATTATATAATATACTAATAAGGTACTGGGGCTACTGAGGCAATCAAGGTACCCCTAAATCACAAAATTGTCCTAGAGTTCTGCAAATAATGCTAATATAAATACTAATGCAATTACTTACATACTTACTAGGAATATTACCTAAATATGTCCCTTGAAGGCCTTAAATCCTATAAACCATTTAGCCCTAAAACCTAATATCCTATTTACCTAATCCCCAACCCAATACTTATTATATAATACATAGTATAATAACTTGGTGAAGGCAATCAAGGTAAATTAATAATGGCCATTAATCGACGATGTACTAAAGCTATACTACCTACATACATAGAAGCTACATAACATATCTGTATTATATAATCCCCTACCTTCGAATTACCTTGAATGCAATCTATAATATAATACATATAAAGGGTACTCAAGGCAATCGGATTTAGAGGCCATTAATGGTCGGATTTATTTGCCTTTTTAGGCCTTTTTGAGTTTGCCTTTAAAGTGTGTAGTAGAGCTATATGGTATAGTGGCTATATAGTGAGTTGAGTGGCTTTGTATAGTAAGGTAAGTTTGCCTAGCCTTGTTTGCCTAAATCCCCAAAACCCCCGGCGAGGTACCTTGATATATGTATTGGGTATTATTATATTAATAGATGGTATATTAGTTATAGAGGGGATAGGTAGATATTATATTATGTACCTTAGTTAGCGTTAGTATGATTTTGTTTTATTTTTGTGTTGGGTGGTGTGGGAGGTACCCGGTATTTATTCCAGGTACCTTGTGGGTATTTATTCGATTAGGTATACCTGTATGAAGGCATATACTAAAAGGATTACGATTAGATTCATTCTGTAGATGAATTTCTTTGTTAGGTAGGCTTCTTCATTTAGGATTAGAAGCCAGATCGTTACGATGAGTAGAATTAGTGATTTCATAATTTTTTAGTATTATTATATATACCTTGCCATAATCCTATATGTGTAGGATACCAGGATTAGTGATGAGGTGTATAGGGTTAGGATTATTAGCTGTGAGATGATATACCTTATTTGTTTGTTGGGTGGGTATGCTTATGGGCTTGGTATATTTTCTCATTGCGTATGAGGGTTAGGATGGTGATTAGGGATAGGATTATTCGGATTATGTGATAGATGATATTCATTTCTTTTTGTTTTTTAGTTTCTGTTGGGTACGGAGTAACTTATTATACTGGGCTTGGGGATCACTTAGGTATAAAGTGTAATCATTTTTGTTACTGCCCGGATTAGGGAAACGTTCTGTCCAAGTATCTTGGTGGGGTATGTATATTAGGTCTTTCTTTTTCATGGTAGTGATATTATATCGATTATGGTTATATCTATTAGGGGTATCTGTAGTATATCTCTTATTTGTAATCTTATGTGTTCTGAGTGGAGGTGGTTTTTGTTTATTTCTTGGTTGGGGTACCTTAGATATGGCCTTAGTTCCTCAGTTCTATATGGGATTACCATTTCCTTGGTGAAACCCTCTGTGTATTCCTTAGTGTGTCCTGGTACCTCGAAAGATACCAGGAATTTTCCCTTTGTTAGCATGGCTCTAGTTCATTAGTTAGGATTCGGATATCGGTATATTGATTCATGTATTCCCTTTCTGATGATATGTCTAAGCATTTACATGCTATATAGTGACCGTACATTGATATACCTGATTCGTAGCCTTGGTCATCATTCATGAAGTGGGCTAAGCCTTTCCTATTGATTTCGATTACTGGATAAGGAGGTTCTCCATTAGTTGCTTCTTTATCGAAGGTAGCAAAGTCATAAGTATCAGTGTTATCGGTCATGGTAGAGAATATTTCTATAAGCCAAGTAAAGTCCTCTAGAGGTACTCTGTCTAGCCATTCCCATCCGATTGGATATTGGTTTACTGTTATTGTTGGTTTCATGATGTTAATTGAGTTGAGGGTTAAACACTTGTTTTGGTTGGCCTAATAGGCAACAATGAGGATAACCTGCTTCATCGAGGATTCCCAGTATAAGATATCGATTGGTATCTCTGGGAATTTCGAAATAGAAAGCTGGTTTCATGTAGCCATCTATGAATGTAAAAACTATCTGAGTGTTTTCTAGTAACCCATTTAGTTGTACATGAGAAAGGTAGTTATAAATAGCTTCCCTTTGATTTCTTGGGTTTTTATCCCATGAGATGAGCATATCGTCATACCAATTTGGATTATCTCATAGCTTTTTAAGTTGTTGTTGAATATACGGTGTCATGATTTGAAGTAATAATATAAGTCCTCGATTAGTTTATCCTGTTCTTCCCATATAGTATCTGATACTACGTATTCTGATACGAAATAGTTATAGAAAGGCCCAAATAGTATTTTTAATACTATGTCCTTGAGTTCGATATTGAGTTGTTCCTCTTCTTCGGTAGAACTGGGTTTGATTGCCTGAAGTTCTGCCTTATAGGATGCCGTTACGGCATCCTTTAGGGTCTGAATATATTCTGGGTTAGTTTCCTTGAGAATACTTAATTGTGATTTGAGTTCTTTACTTATCATGGGGCTTAGCGATTATGGATATGAATCCTTGTGGATATTGAGTATAGAATAATTGATAGTTCCCTGTGGGCAAGAAGACTTGCATTATGTTTGCAAGTAATGGGTAGATTTTCCATTGGTTTTCCTCTAGAAACTTGTCCCAGGCTTCTGATTCTTCGGGATAATTTCCAGAAAGTTGAATGTGATATTCCTTTTGTTCCGGGATAAATAAATTGGTTACTACCTGAATTTCATCTGATTCCTTTTTGTATTGAGTAATAGGATACCAGATGCCTTCGGTTTTCCATTTATTAAGTTGGAACAGAGACATGCCCTGTTCCAGTACGTTGAGTAATTTATATAAGTTTACCATAGTGATTATTTATTTAGTTGGTTAAATAATTCTGATACTGCAAGTTGTTGGAAGATTTCTGTTTCCCTGTGGTCTGATTCCCATTTTTCGATATCATTGTAGATATTGGTATATTGGGATATCATGTCCTCATCTTGTTCATCGTCTTGGATAAATTCCCGGAGATGTTTTTTGAGTCCGGTTATGATATAATCCTGATGTTCTGGGGTTAATTGAAGGATTCCGAATAAGATAGCCTCTACCTGTGAGGGTGAATAATCATAATATTGGTCGTCGGCACCCTTTGTTAAGTCCATGTGAGAAATAATGTTTTCCCGGAGATTTTCGAAGAGAACTTCCTCTGAAGCATAGGTGATGATATATCCTGAGATATAAGCAGCAAAAGGTTCATCCTCTAAGTCGATTGAGTAAACCTGGATATTGGTAGCTTCCTTGTTAATATAAAGACCATCGCTGTAATCATAAGTATAAATGGGATGAGAAGCAAGCAGTTCCCGGATGGCCTCTAAATTTTTTAATTCTTTCATAACGTGTCTATATTAAAATTATTTGAGAAATATTTCTCACTGCAAATATACAAAATTATTTCTAAACTTGTTTCTATAATTACTTTTATTTTTATAAATATAGAGGTTCTGGGAGGTGTTTTGAGTGCCTCCCAGAAGATTTTGTTAATATAATTCATCGGCCAATAATGGTTCCTTGGGCTTATTTAATTTCTCTTTAGAACGTCTTGTAGCCCAATTCTCGTAGGGTTTGTAACTGAAGGTACGTGTTGTTTCATCGTATGCAGCATATACCATTTGTTTACGGGATATTCTCCTTCCGTAAGTTTTCTTAAGATTAGCAAACCAATCTAGATACTCCTGTAAAGAGTTAAAGATTTCTTTGTTCCCGTCTAAATCATTTTTAGGACGGGTTTTCCATGTTGCTTCTATATAGCATTGATGTAGGGTGATTGAAATAAAGTATCGGCACCAACTACCACCAAAGATAGTGCCCGTGGAGAATTCTATCTCCCGAGCAACTAATGGACTAACGTTATACTTTGTCATGCGATTGAGAAATTAAGTTGGAAAATCCAGTTGTTTCTATCGAGTTGATTGAATGATATGAACCTCCCATCGTTATCGGTAAATTCATTCATGAATTGAACTGCAGCAGATGCTAATTGCCCCTTATAGGGATTAGTATCGGCAGTTATTATTGATTCGAAAATGAAAGAATAATAGGTAGTATCATAGATTTGTACCTGATTAATATCCAAGCAATTGAGTTTGTAATCATCCTCTAGTTTGATTAAGAGTCCCATTAGAAGATTTAAGAGATGACCCTTTTCATCGGAGTCAAGTTCAAATGTAGATTTCTTTTCTAAGAAATTGCGAACTACCTTAGTTAGTTCGTCTGCCTGATTGTAAGTTACTGAGTTCGTTTTCATATTTTTGTCTATTTTAAAATTGATATGCAAATATAAGCATTTTTATTTTTATAGAAAAATATATCTAATTTATTTTTAGGGAGGCTGAGGATGTGTATACGCTATGAAAGGCAGTGGATTAGACTGCCTTTCAATTATTAAGGTAATTGGGGAGTTAGCAAATATAGAGCCTCTCTTATAATTGAACTCTCCATAGGTTCTAAAGAGGGTTCCTTGTTCATTAGTCCACCTTTCTTCTTTTCGTTTTCAAATACTTCATGTATGGCTTGCTTTATTTTAGTAGCTAATACCTCTGATAACTCCTGAGATTTAAGAGAGATAAGTAACCCTTTTCGTATTTTCTCAACATCTTGGTTATTCTCAGTAATGGGTTTTGCTTCTACTAATTCTTGTATACCCGAGTAATATTCATCTAACCGTTCATATCCCAAATGGTGTAGGTCATTAATGAAGATACTAAACTCATCATAAGTAAGTCTAGTATCAAAACCTACTCCATGATATAGTTGTACTAAAGGAGTAAGGATTCTTCTTAGTGTATTGAAATCTTTTAGATGGTCCAATTTTATTCCTGATTCGAGAGGTATTTTATATACCTTTTCACCCTTCAGTACTACTAACAGAACCATTAGTCTTGGTGGTAGTCTTTTCTCGTTCATAAGCAAGTTTTTGTATTATAAGTTGTACATAGGTATTCCTTTCCTTATAGATGAACATTACCGAGAGAAGTATCTCATGTTTCGGTAATATCATCTGTATGAAATTGCCTGGAGCAATCACCGTAGCTACTACTGGAGAATCTTCCTGAGAGAAATTCTCCAGTATCATTTCTGCCCTCTTAATTGGTTCTGGCTTTGTTGGGTCCAAAGTTAGGACTGGAGCAGTTATACATTCCTTGATGCCCTGTGTTAAGGCATTATATAACCATTCATCTTTTATATCCTCTACTTGGAGGTTTTTCATTGTAATCATATCCTAAACCTATTTAAAGTCCATACACCCAGGATATTAGAGAATACCCATAGTTCCCAGTTTTTATAAAAGTTATAGGGTTTACTGAACTGGGATGTTTGAAATATTATCTGGCTTGGTGTTCTAGATAACATTTCTGCATGGCAAGTTAATACTCCAGAGGATAATTGAACTTTAAAAGCTTTAATAACATCCTCATCATTTTTAGTCTCTACTGAGGTAAGTAATTTAATAAATTCTACCTCTACACCTTCCGACATTTTAACCTTTCGGAAAGCAAATTTCTCTTTATTCTCCATTTTGTTGATATTTAGATAAGAACTCTTGAGCTAGTTCATCTTGAGTTCTTTCGATTATGTTCTTTACTATTGTTTTATTTTCTACTCTAGCCCACATATATAGCATGCCCAATTGAGCATCCATATAGCAATCTATAAGAGATGGGTCCTTTCTAAATACATCCCATTGTTTTACGAAATTCATTCGAACCAAATCCCTATAACCCTGGTCTGATATATCTTCTTGGTCTATATAAGCAGATACCCTTTTTCTTACTTCTAAAAGAATTTTCTCTAAGCTTTCTGGTAATCTAAAATTTTCGGGTAAACTATGATATACCAAATTATTCGGTATTAATTCCTCAAAAGTAAACTGATTATCGAATAGTTTCTTTGGGTATCTACCTGAAAATATCAAGGGTATCTTATACCTTAGCAACGATGGTACTACGTCGTATATAGCATAATGTTTCCGATATTCCTGATAGACATCGAAATATAGATTCTCATCGAATATACCAGATTTCCTCATTATTGCCTGTAAAGTATTATAAGCAGCATTGATATGAGTATTACTCAATTTGAATATTAAGTTGCCATTTTTAAGGGCAATGAGTTCACTACAGCATCTCTTTCGTTTAAATAAGTTCATGTGATTAAAATGTAAAGTCAATGTATATTTTCCTTGTTCCCTTGAGAAATTTTTCGTGATTTGAGTCATCATACTTATGGCAAGCATAAGTCTTAGATGATTTATCATAATGGTCTCTTACCCATACTGGAGCAGTATCAGTTGGTTTTAATTTAAAGTATGTACTCTGATTAACCTTGTTAACCCGAGTCTCTTTGTAAGATGTCTTTGGTAGTTCCATATTTTTGTCTATTTTAAAATTGATATGCAAATATAATTCTTTCTTTTTAAATATGCAATATCCGGATATAACTATGGAAGCTTACTATTTCGGAGGAATTGAGATGCAAATGAGCCGTCCTCTTTCTCTTCTTCCTCAAAGTCTTCATATTGGTATAACTCTGGGTCTTCTTCGTCTGGGTCTATACGCATTTCGATTTCTCTACGTAGTTCATGATGTTCTTTAGAGAATGAAGACATAGCTCCCTTATAATCATCAGTAATTTGCATTAACTCTGCTTTATTAAGGTTAAGACCCTCTTTACTTGTATCTACTCCTTCTTGTTTAGTAGCAACTACTTCAGGTAGAGACTTAATGTCATACCTATCCTCCAATAGTTTAGCCTCTTCTGGTTTATCTAATACCCTTTGTGATTCCAATACGATTTGACGTGCCTCTTCAACGGTGATTGCATTTTGCTGTGTTACGTTGTTCTGTTGATTGAATTGAGCAAATATATTCGTAGTACTTCCTCCAGTGAGATTACGTACGATAGACTGCAATGATGTAGAGGATTCAAGCTTTAACTTAAGGGCCTTTCCCAGCTCGGCAGATATAAACGGTACATATTTCCCTCCCTGAGATTCTCTTAGGATATTAACCTGATGGGCTATTTCCATACGGTCTTCCAAAGCCCATGCTAGTTGTTCTCCCATTAACGCTTGAAGTAAATCTTCTGCTTTTTCTTTATCCCATATTCTAGAGCTTAATAGCCTATCTCTCATAAATACCCGTATGTAGTTAATATCTATACCCATACGATATGAGAATGTATTTATATCATAAGTGATACCACATAATACTCCATTACCCATCAGCCATTGATTAATAATGTAGTTGTGTATCTTTATCAGAAGTTCATCATTTGGGTTCTTCTGATATTCTAATGCCATTGCAGTAGTCCCCATAGGTCTTGGGAATCTTACCATTTTATTTTCCTTTTCTGACATACAAATGAGATTTTCTGATATCGGAACTTTCATCATAACCCATATACTCTAAATTGAACCTTACATACAGATTCAAAGATAGATTATAGAAATATCCCTTATATTTTTTCTTACTTACTGATAAATTAAAAGGTTCACCAGAGATTAGGTCCCTGGTGAATACTAAATTACCTTTCCCAGTGATGGGAATATTAAGGCAAAGTTTATAATCTCCTACCTTAAATTTATTCCCATGCAGGTCTGTGATTTCCCTTGCCATAGTTTGCCTTTTTATGGTTCGTAGGTTTTTTGTCTTGTTTACTACGGTTATTGGTTATCCCCTTTTGCTCTTCGATTAACTTCTGAACCTTTGGGAATAACCTTTGCCTTAAAGGAACTACCTGAGTAGCGAAAAAGGCATTCCATAATTTCTGGGTTAATGGTTCTCCTATTTTAAGTTCTGAGATTGCCCAGAATTTAGTTTCGAAATTCTTAACTATTTCCCTAAATCGGTAGTAGTATATATTGCCAGTCTTTTTATCTATCCCAATTGTAGTGGTTTGGCAATAATCTAGAAATTCTTTACCTAATTCGGATATAAACTCTTCCCTTTTAAAATCATAATTCTCTTGGTCGAGCTTAAATAATTTTACGTAATCGATTGCTTCCATATAGATTTAGTTTGTGATTATTAAACGAGGTATACTTTCATCTGTAATTTGAAATAAGTACCCTCTTACATCATCCTCATAATAAGAGGACCAATAGGTTCTCCTAACTCGGAAATTATCAAGGATTGCCCCTTTGGGTACCCCAGTAATAAATAAGCAATGCTTAGGCATCATTGGAGTAATCTCAAATTTCCCATCCTTGAAATTACCATAGGTACCGTAGTCGGGCATATTACCCGTAAATCCAGTATTCTGTAATATGTCTTGAACCAGAGTAGTTTGGGGTATTTCCTTTTGGTTACATTCTATGGTTAACTTCGATTTGCCTATATATAGGTCTTTAACTATTTCTCTAAACATTTGTATACGATTATATGGGTAATACCATTTTTCTTGAAGTAAAGGTTATTCTGTGAACGTTCCTCTAACTTCTTTAATTCTCTTCGAGATTCAGTACAAATTCTATCAGATTTCCTTAATATATCTGATACATTATCCCAGATGGGTGCCATTGGTTCTACTGGCCCTGCATAGATAACCTTATGTTTAGTTTCTATTTGGGGATATTTAGATTTATACTGATATTTGCCTTTGCAGTAAAGTACGTTATACTTTTCTGGTTCGTTTCTTTTTTCGTTTTCCATTTTTGTTAGGATTAATGTAATCGGATATTTCATCAAGTTGCCCTAAAAGCAATGCCTGAATGAAAAGGTTTATAGGCCTGAAAAAGAAATTCCTTACGTTATCGGTATTTATATACCAATCGTAAACGATAAAGAACTTCTTAATCTTGGAGTGCTTAAGTGAATGTTGGATTAGATAGGACTTACAACATCGTTTATGTAATTCTACCAATTCTTTGTCCTGCTTAAGCATCTCTTTATCAGAGAAGATAGTGTAATCCATTTTGTATGAATTGAGATGCCCAGGTAATTATCCCGGGCACCTGGTTAATAAAGGTTTATGCAACTTGTTCTGGTTTGAGGACCTTCTTTCTGAAGTCCTCGTATGCTTTAGCAGCAGCCTTGAATTCCTTGGAGTTCTGGTCCTTGATACGAGCCATTGCAAGTTCCAATCGATGGAGTTCGTTTCGAGTTTGTTGTCTCCATTTCTTCCGAGCAAGTGTATCAACTACATCGGCAGGGTATACGTATTTAACTTCCCGATTAGAAATTACCTGTTCGATGATGGATGGTTTTTGTTGTTCCTTAACTTCCTTGACAACCTGTTCCTTTTTGGAAGTTTTGGTTTTAGGAGAGAGTTCTACCAATTTGGCATTGGAAAAATTAGTGGCAGCTTCTTGAGCATCTTGTACCAATTCCTTTTTAGTCTTTTTGGCCTTAGGAGCAGAAGCCTTAGCAGTCTTAGAATTTTTAATTCCTTCAAGTTGTTCAGCAACCTTAGTTGCAACGAGGTTAGTAACCTTGGTTTCATTCTTTTTCATAACGTCTATATTAAAATTGTTAATAAAATAAAGTTTATTTCTTTTCTCTATGCAAATATAAGAATAATATATTTAATACAAAAATATTTCTATATTATTTTTCTATTTGCCCAGGTTAATCGGCTAGGAAGTCGAAGATTTCTGGAGGATAGTTAATTTCGTCCTCTGGGTCATTTAAGTAATCTTCGTAATCCTCATTATATTTATCGTAGAGGTTATCTTGTGATGTATTGGGTACCCTTGTACATCTTTCAGGATGTTTATTTACGAAGTCATAAGCTTCTTGAGTAGTCATTACCTTGTCTGAGATAAATTCGTAGGTTACATAAGAATAAGTTTCACCCAATCTAGAAACTTCATATTGCTGGTATCCAGATTTCTCAATCTTATAGATTTGATTTTCTGGAATCGTTTCTATTTCTACCCTATATTTATACCATTGCTTCTTTTTCTCTTCCCTTGGTTTAATTCCCAGGCTATCTGAAAGATAATGTAACCTGGTCAAGGGACTTTCTAAACGAGAAGGAGCAATGCTCACTTCCTCTATGGGGGCATTATTCTTACTCCCTAAGTAAAGTAGCATTGCTCCTATGGCAATTAATAAACCCTTAGTTATTTTAGTTCCGGAGTTCATACCCAGTAGTTTTAAACTTATCTTTGATATTCTTTGCCAAGTATTTACCTTTTGATTCTGCTTGGTGTAATTCATTGCAAACCTCGTAAGGTACATCATCATAGCGATAAACTCGATTACCTTTAAAAGCAACCCAAAGTTGTTTTTTCTTTGAGTCATAACCAAAGCCCTCAATATTAGAGGATTCGCAGGGAATCATTTCGACTCCAGTGTTCATTTCTACTGATTCTAAGTATTCATTCTTTTCCATGTCTATATTAAAATTTTAAAAGTGTTAGTTCTGGGTGGAATTTTAGATTTGCCCTCTGGAATATTGCCCAAGTACCAAGTACTCCCTGAGAATTAGTATGTACCCATTCATCTTCCATTCTGAATAATATATGTGAGCATACCATCATTTGGTATTCGCTTAACATATTTATCAGTTGAGGAGTATTCTTCATTTCTACGTATAATTCAATGTGCTCATCTAGTGCTCGAATTATTTCGTCATCCTCAATCTGAAGGAGTTTTTTGATTAAGTCTTGGGCAATATCATTCCCATTTTTAACATCCTCTTTGATTGAGTTGAGTGATTCAATCTGAATACCAGCAATGAGCTTTACGATGTCTTTTGTTTCCTTGTCCATAATTAAATTTTCTTTATGCAAATATACTAAAATTATTTTATATAAAATACTCTTTTAATAAATACGGAGGTAAGTGTTAGCGGTTCTTGATTTCCTCTATCTTTTCCTTGACTGAGTCGGGGAAAATAGCATCATCTACCCATCGCATAAAGAATTTAGAAGGCTTCTTTTCTGGGTTGAGAAGTAATTGTCTTTGCTCTGTAGAGAACTTAATACGTTCATCTTCCCTCATATACTTGGGAAGTTTAGTGAATTCTGCCTGAGAGAAGGAGATTACGTTTTTACCAACTTGGGCCCTTAATGGTTTTTTCCTTTCCTTATAGAGATAGGGGATAATCTTTTTCGATGGTCCCCCAAGTATGCTAAAACCAAAGATTACCATTGGGTCAAATTTATCTGCTTTTGGGTCCTTAGCCCGTTTGATACATCTTGCCATCCAAGAGAATGAATTGGGATATTGCTTATTGTCGGTTGCTTCTCCCACATCCTTTTTATTGAACTCAAATCCAGGAAAGTGAAATAGAAAGTCCTCAGTAAGGATAAATACAAATCCCAATCCTCTAAGATATTTAATGATATCTTGTTGGCTTTTACCTTCTTCAATCATTTTTTCTACATCTGCAAGAATGTCCTCCCTTGGTGATTCCAATTCCTTAGTTGTAGACCCTGCAGGTCTTCCTCTGCCAACATTAGGTGCCTTAGCAGGCAATGTACCAGATAACCTATCTAAGTATTCTTTGAAGTTATCAATATCTTGTTTATTAGTAAGAGTTACTTCTACTCTTATGGGACCGTTATGCTGTACCTTTGGACCTGAATTCATCTCGGTATAGGCATCTACCAACCTATCGGATAATGGGGTACCATTCTCTGATAGTGTAGTGATTCTAAGTTTTGGTTTATATACTTCTTGTTCCATTTTCGACTTAATTAGAAAATAAAAGGCCTGAACAATTTTTATATTGCCAGGCCTTCTACCATTATTAACGAATACTCAAAAATATGATAAGTAAAAGTAAAAAGTGCTCTTATTAATCTTCTTCTTTAGCGGCCTTCTTTTTTTTCTTGTCTTTGGCCTTCTTATCTTTCTTATCGGAAGCCGGTTTTTCTTTTACCTTTTCTTCCTTCTTTTTCTTAGTTTCCTTTTCCTCCTTGGGAGCCTTACCTGAAGCAAGTTTTCTTTGCTCCATACGGTATTTTTTCTTCTCAGCCGAAGTCATTTCTCTGCCATCGATGAGAGGATAATCGTATTTGGTAGCTGTTCTACCACCATTTCCTTTCTTTTCCTTTTTCTCTTTGGCAGCCTTCTTCTCAGCTTTTTCCTTCTTCTCTTTTTCCTGGAGTTTTACCAATTTCTTGTTGTTCTCTTGGTCAGCTTCAGGATAGGCAGCAGCAACTTTGTCTCTTTCCTTATTGAGCTTGTTTACAAGTTCGGTAACCTTTTTACCATGTTTCTTGTCTTTGGTCCAATCCTTAGTAGGGTCCAACTTGTTCTCTTTAAGGTAAGCATCCAAAGCTTTCTTAGCCTTTGTGAGTTCCGGAGTCTTGGATTCCGATTTACTCTTCTTTTCGTCTTTCTTAGCCATTTTCATTTATATTAGGTGAATAATTGAATTTCCTATTTACATAATACCATAGTTATACCTTCCTAATTTTGGTTGGGATTTCTTTAATTTCTAGGATTTCTAAACTGCATTGTTTTAAAACGGCCTCGAGTTGAAGTATATCTTCTACCTCTTTCTGAGATAAGTCAGTAAAAGTTTGTTCAAAAGTTTCTTTTTGTTCTCCTCTTATAAAATTAAATTGGGCAACGATATAAGTCCCATGAAGTTTTTTATTCAGGGCTCCTTTAAGAGATATGAGTTTTCTTTTCAGATAATTACTCTTCAACCTATGTGATTGGTATTCGCCTTTCTTACCCTTACTAAGAGCTACCTTTTTAAGGTACGAAACATAATCTAATTCTCTGAGAGTTTGATTAATGTTTCCCACTAATAATCTTAAGTCTTTTTCCATTTGGGTCTTTGCATTACTTGGTTAGATACTTCCTGAGTTTCTTCTGATAGCATTTCTCTTGCCTCATTTATTATATTGATGGCAAGTTCCCTTTCATCTGGTCCCAGGTTTAATTCTTTATCTTCTAGTACATCAGTATAAGTATTTATTAGATTATCCAATGCAAGTATTCGAATATTCTTTCGAATTGCTAATTTCTCTTCTTCCATGGGTATAAAAAATTAAAGCCCACTACCTTCGCAGGCAATGAGCTTTTGGCTGAACAACGTCCTAAGTGTAGATGTTATTCATATGAACTTAAACTCTAAATTTATATAGCAGACATATGGGATAGTAGTTAGTAAGTTAGAGTTTAATCTTCTGATTCTTCCTCTTCTTCTTCCTTAGCCTTTTTGTTTTTCGGAGAACAAATAACGCCATGTCCTTTCTTAGACTTAACGGTAAGAGTTCCCGGAACGAATGAAACTGAAGTTGATACCGGTTTGCCATCCGTAACCAATACAGAAGTAACCACTACACCCTGATAGCCTTCCTTGTTCTTAACGGCATAACCAAAGTTCATTACCTTGGATTTGTCGTTAATGGCAATAACGTCGATTTGCTTGCTGTTAGGGCGTTGTTCAGCCGGCCGATTCTTGAGTGCCTCTTGACGAGCTTTACGTTTAGCTTCTTTTTCGGGGTCTTTTTCCTTATCCCCTTTCTTCTTGGAGTCTGATTTCTTTGTTGCCATAATTTTTAATGTTTTATAAGTTAATGGTTATTATAAGTAAACTTCTACGTTTATTAATAGTTGATAGTAAAGGTAGGGAAATTTCCCTACCTTCTTTTAAATCTTGAATACAGTTACCAGATTACTTTTTCCCTTTCTTGCCTTTACCTTTGGTTTCTTTCTTTGCCGGCAATTTGAGACCGAGTTCTTTGGCAATTGCTTTACGGAGTTTTTCGACGTCGTCTTCATCATAATCGTCTGGGTCAGTTTCAAGGTCTTTGTCGTCGCAGACATCCTCAAGTTCTTCGAAGTCCATTTCGGCAAGTTCTTCACCGGTCAGTTCTTCCTCTTCTTCTTCTTCTTCCTCTTCTTCTTCTTCTTCCTCTTCGGAATCATCATCATCATCGTCTGATTCTTCCTCTTCCTCTTCTTCTTCCTCTTCGGAATCATCATCATCGGATTCAGAACCAAAAAGGTCTTCGGCTTCTTCAGCAGAAAGCATGATAGGAGCAGGGATAATCTTTACTGAGCCGTCTTCGTACTTAATGATGATTGCACCATTGATTTCTGTTCTGGAAACTTCTTTCAGTTCCACTTCTTTTTTCTTCTTAGCCATTTTCGTAATGTTTAAGTTGGTTAATAATTTATTTATATCACTCTGTTATAAGTTTCTTTACCAGTATGGATTTCTGAGTATACCCAGATTTTACTAATTCCTCCTGAGCAATATTGAATTGTTTTATCTCATCTAGAGTTGTCTTTAATTCTACTTGAGATTCAATTGTTATTGCCTGAGAGGCAAGTTCCTTGTCACCTTGATAAGTGACTATCTTAAACTTCTTACCTGCAAATGGGTTTGCTGGTTGATGTGCTGTGATTTTAAAACCTTCGTTATTATTCATTGCTATATTTAATTTTAGTTATCCCAGGAATACCCACCTTCCCAAATACTTCGGTATAGGATTTGTATTTCCCTTTTATCATTGTTTTATAGTTATCGGATAATCGAATTGGGTAGACCCATATTTGATTTTCTATCATCCTATTTGTCATTATATAAGCATAAGACCTTCTAAGTTTAATACTCTCTAATGAAACAAACCCTTGAAATAATAGAGACTTCTTAATAAACCTTTCTTTAGGCAAATACCCTAAAAATTTAAGTGATGCCTCATCGAATATTTCAAGCATATCCCTTTGTGCTTTGATAAATAGTACCTTTTGTATTGGGATGTTCATCTTCTTTCTTAAATATAAAGCCAATGAACTTACCAATGGAGGGTACTGCAGGAATAACAGATTGAATTTATGTTTCTCCTCTTGACTCAGCCTGTTGTAAATCCTGTAGGATAGCAAGATTGATTTGTAATCTCTTTTGCCTTGTATACTTGGGAGATATGCCTTGCCGTTGTCCATAGAGTTTGATTGAGTACCTTTCATTGAATTCCTTTTTTCCTTTAGACTTAAAGACTCGGTGCATTTGTACCATAAATCTTCTTCGTCGGTGTTTATCCATGTGATATTCATCGGGCATTATGAACTTCCTTGCTTTTACGAATTTACCCTTAAACCAGAATTTAGTACTACCCTTTTTAAGAAGTTTACCATTCATATCGGATAATTCTCTAATGCCTTGTTTTATAAGTTTCCTCCCAGATATTATATGGATATATTGAAGAACATCTACACCATAAAGATAAACTAAGGTAACCTTTACTTGGTGTCTAGTAAAGTATGGTATACCGGTTAGATGTTTCCTATATAATTTCTTTTCAGTAACAATCTTATTGGTAGTATCTGGTCTCCAAGTCCATATATAATATCTATCTGGTCGTATGGGTCCGTTGTTACTTTCCTTTAGTTTTACCATTTATATTCCTCTTTGCCATTCTATACCAAAGATTGATAGATTTCTCATTTGCTTCGGGGAATTTCTTTTTCATTCTCCGAATAACTCTATCAAGTTCAAAACCTTTTGCAGTTAATTCGAATACATAAGATTTCTTTGTACCCTTGATAAGATTAAATTCATCCCTCTCTCTTGGTGGTTTCTTTTCTCGAGGTTTCTTTATCCCAGGAACTCGTTTGGTTCTTCTTTGCCCATTTTCCCCTTCTTCTCCGAGAAACCCAAGCCTTAATCGAGAATTTCTTAATGGGTCATCTTTCGAATACCCAATATTTTCTAATTGCTTATCCATCCAATCGTCATATTTATCAATTAACGATTTATCGGGCTTTTCTTCTGATACATTGATATAATGTAATAAGTCAAATACCCCAGCAGAACAAGCATCAGGGAAAGGCATCCCTAATATGATAGCCTTTCTCTTTAAATCCTTATAAGTCATGTTTCTCCCAGAAGCACCAAGGAAATTTGATTTCTCCTTGGATGGGGCTTTCATGTCTTTTCTACTCTTTTTTGCCATATCATTAATATTTTAAAGTATTCATTTATTTTCTTTGCAAATATAAGAATAAATAATTTAATCTTATCTTATTTCTCTATTTATTTTTATAAAAATCCGAGGTTTTTGCTCGGTTCGCAGCAGTGGATTTAGGTTTTTTATGCTTTCTCTTGATATGTGTGTTATAAGCCATATCCAATTTCTTAATATTGAATTCTATGTTGTTCACTTGATTATAGTTTACTGCTTTTTCCACACAGCAACGGTACTCTGGCCAGAATTTTTGTCCAAGCTTAACAGATTCGGTTTTAATCATGAACTTAGATACCATAAAACCAAAGGTATCAGCATCATCTTTAGTTTTGAATACATACATGTAAAATCTACTGAATTCATTTACTACTTCATCCAAAGGTCTTACTGGTAACAATAGATAACCATCAGTATATAGGTCCTCAGATATTAAAGCTACCCAATACTTTTTCTTTCCTGGTTTTACTTTATACCTAAACCTTTCCTTGAGTTTAGTGTGCATCCAATCCGGTACTCTATTAAGAAGATACTTGATATATATCTTATCCTTCTTATTCGACCGCCTTTTAAATGCAGATGGCTGTTGTAGCATCCTTGGAAGTATTCTAAAGTTATTCCACCTATCAAATTCAAGAATTAATCTTAGAGTATCTATGTCCCATTCATCATCAGACTCCTTTAACCTCTTCATGTTTCTCTCTATATTTTTAGAGTTTACCTTTGGGAGTAATTGAGCCGAGTCTCCTGTGAATAAGCTTGCTTCTTTTCTTTTTAATCGTTTCTCTAAACATCCCTCCATATAATCTTGGAAATTCCTCTCACAGGGGCAATCTGGTCGAAAAATAGAAGTGTGTTTCTCAAAAAAATCCGAGAATAGCCTAAAGAATTTCTCTGACCGTTCCCGGATTTCAAGATACTTGTAATGAGATAACTTTAAAATTTCACCAGCTTCCCATGAAGATTTACTTTCTGATAGTTGAAGGAATAATGATTGTTGTTCTTTATCAATTAAACAACTCCAGGCTTTTTGTTGAGCTTCGTTCATAACATTAAATTCTCCTATATCTCATTATACTATCAATTGCTTCATTGGTTATCTGATTAGGGTCATATTCCCCAGAATTAGCATAAAGCTTATCTGGGTCATGATTTAAATATACACTATAGATAACGTTGTCAAAAGGTAACCATACTTCCATTCTTCCCATTTCAGGGTATATAAGAACTTTTACTCTTTTACAAAGATGGTCAACCTCTAATACTGTAGCATCTACTCCCTCATAAGGATAACCCCGTAATACTAAGTAATCTCCAGGCTTTACATTGACTAAATCATCTACTGAAAACTTCTTATTCTCTCTAGCAATACGTTTAAATCGCCTTACTTCTTTTCTACTACAAGTAGCCACTAAAGAAAAATCATCAAATTCTTCGGCATTGTCAATCCTTACCTTTTTCTTTCTTGGGTGCATTGTCTCGGTATTACGTAACCAAGTTCTGATACCAGATATATTTCTACGTAACTTATTAAGAAATGGCCTTGAGAATGCTAATTTAGTAGGCATTCTCATAAAACCATAATTGAATAATACTGGTACTTCTTCGAATACCATCTTACCCTTTGTGGTTTTTCTTAATACGTTTACCATAGGAATAATTGCCTTGATTTGGTCATACCCCTTTTCTTTGAGTTCTTTATTGATTTTATCACAGTACTTCCTTTCAAGGTAAAATATACAATATGAGTATGGGGTATGCTTCTTCATAGGTTACCGGTTTTTAATAATTAACTTAGCTTGTTTATGTACTAACTTATAGTTTACATTCTTCAATATGTCACTAGCCATGAATACATAAAGAATCTCATCTATCTTTGGTACATCAATTACCATAATATTGGCTTTATCGAATAGGGGTTTATAGAATACGGAAGATAAATCCTTTCCAACTACAAAGAAAAATTCTTCTGAGGGCATTGAATTATATCTCATACAGAGTATGGGAACTTTATTTGCTCTTTTTGCATCCTTAGAAGCTTGTTCCCAAAATTTCAATATATCGCATCCCTTATTACCTAAGAGTAGATGTTCAAACTTAATCTCTTTATAATTCTTGCATTCGATGGATATCTTACATCTATGAGCATGCCTTTCATCAGTACAGGTTAAATCGGAAGTGGAGTCCTTGTTTGAATGCCAAGCTCCACTCCCTGCTCTATTCCTTTCAAATTTGTACCCGGTCCATTTCGTAAAAAACCCGGCAATTTTTCTTTCGAATCGATTTCCTTTATTCTTAGAGTTCATAATATAATGGTGTATTGTATTTTATATACCATTATAGCCTCAACTCCCAAAGAATTTCTTAATTACAAGCTCTAGTTTCTCTGAGGGTATATCAAAAGAAACCTTCTGATAGTCTTTTCTCTTTACTAAAGTAATTCGAGACTTACTGATATTTCTGATTATACTTTTATTTCTAGTACTTCTCCCATCTCTTGACATTTGTTCCATATTCTCTTTATGAGTTCCCCAATATAAATTCTTATAATAATCATGGGTTGAATTATTATCTATATGGCAAACTTCAGGTTTATTCTCAGGATTGGGAATCCAAGCCATAGCTACTAATCTATACCTATATACTTTGACTCTAATATTCTTGGAATCGTATAGCCAACAATAATACCTATTGAACCTATGGTTCAAGTAACATTTTATAACTTTCCCATCTGATAATCTGATTATCTTACCTCTTTTAGAAACCCTATAATTTGGGTAATCAGTTAAATTACTCTTTTTCATAATTTAAAGTAATTGGTACCTACTCAGGCCTTGGGTCTTTTCCACTTGCAAAATTTTAGTATTACCTAGAGGAAGAGAATCTAAGTGGGTTATCAAGAATAAAGTTTTCTCTTTGAATATGTAACGTATTAAGGAAGTAACTATTTCTATGTTATCCGAACTTAGTGATTCAAATACCTCATCAAGGAATGCTAAGTTAATACCCTTAGAGGCAGTTAAAGCCTCATTCATTGCAAAAGCCATTGCTACACAGACCAATTGTTTCTCGCCACCCGATAGTTCATCGTAATCTATAATCATCCCATCTCTTTCAATAAGAGTAACAAATTCTTTTCTAGCAGTACCCAAATCAATATTAAATTCGATCCTAAATCCTAATACCTCTGAATACTTATCGAGGCATTTATTTAAGAACTCAAGTGATGAATCAAATAGGTAAGCCTTAATCCCATTATTACCCAATGGGTCATTAATTAACCAGTTATAATTCTCTAACTCTAACTCTTTATTGTGAAAGTCTTCATCAACCTTCCGTAAATTCTTCCTAATCTCCTTAAGTTTTTGTTTATACTTTGGAGACATGACCTTAAGCTTTTCTTGCTTGAGCTTAGCCAGGTCTTCGTCAATAGAAGCAATATCAGAAGCAATATCATCACAGTCTGATTTTAATTTCTTATACCTATCATTTACACTACTAAGTTCTTCCAACCTCTCTAAAGCCTCTTGATACTCTTTATCATATTTGTCAAGGTCAGAAAACGCTTTATATATTGATTTAGCATCACGTAACGCACGTTTGTAGTGACCGGCTTCTAACTGTATTACCAATTCTTTGATTACTTTCTTAAGGGGTACATTCGATAAATTCTTTGCATCTTTTATCTTACTCCTCAAATCAAGGATTAGTTCATTTTGTTTTTTAATCTTTATCTGAAGCGAAGCATCTACTTCATCCTTGATTTGTTTTTGTTTTTCAATTAGTAGCTTAGTTAGCTTTTCCCTATCTTGCTTTAACTCTCTTCTTTCTTCTTTAATTTTTTGCTTGAAGGATTTTTCTCTATCTCTCATATCGAAGTAAGCTTCCTTGTTAGCCTCTAATTCTTTCTTAAGCATTTGAGACTCATGCTCTACCTCATTTATTTGAGATATCAAGTTATTTTTATCTTGTAATGCAATGCCTTTAGCAAGGTTTAAGAACTCTAAGTCAAATACTTCTTCGAATATCTTTTTCTTATCAGAATTAGATTCTTGTATGAGTCTTTTTATACCCTGACCAAACATGATTGAGTTCATAAACAGAGTATATGATAAACCTATCTCTCGGTTTATAAAATCTTGTATCTTCCCCTTCCCTTTGATATCAACTATATCCCCATCTTTCATGAAGATAAGTCTGTCTTTACCTTTAGCACCATCCTCAAGTACTTCATCATACTTTTGACATCTAACTATCTTATATGTATGAGAATCTTTCTGAAAATATACTTGTACCTTAGTACCCTTGTAATCTTTAGGCCTTACTTGCTTCCAAGTATTTACCTCAGAAACACCCTTTAGGTTTTTCCCATATATTGCCCATACCAAGGCAGAGAGAATAGTTGATTTCCCTTTCCCATTTGGTGCCTTGATAAGTATGGTACAAGTTGGGTTTAATTGTAGATGTAAGGATTCTATTGAACAAAATCCTTCTGCCTCTAAGTTTAAGAACGTTAACATGACTCAGCCTTTTTAAGTGTTTCAATTAATAGATTAGTTTTAACCTCATCTTTAATACCTTTCTCTCTTAGGTATCTCTTTGCTAGAGACTTCTTAGAAAGTTGCTTAGTAATCTTATGTTTGTTATTAACTGGAGTACTAGCTTTTTGAGGGATTACCGTATAATAATTGCCATCATCCTTAATATCCTCTTCCCTTTCTACATCGATGAACTTTGGGAAATTTTTCAAAGGTACAAACTTCAGAGACAAATCTTCATAGATTTTCCAATACCCCAATTCACAATCTCTATCGGTTCTCCTTTGATGGTTAGGGGCTCCAATCATATAAACCTTCTTTGATAGTCTTTGTGGTTTGTGTATATGCCCACATAATACTAAATCGAACTTATTGAGAACATTCACATTTAAGTTTTCTACGGAATCTATTTCCCTACCATCTGTATCTTTTGCACCGGGATAATCGGTGTGTAGTAAAAGAATATTCTTTTTACTTTTATCTAATTCTAACTTCTTTAAGTATTCACTTAGACCCACGTTATTATCAATATAAGGAACCCCATATACCATAATATCTTTATGTGTAGAAGATAGTTGGGTTTTTTCATAATCTAATATCATGATACCATACTTCTCTACTTGATAAAGCCAGCTAAAGGGTTTAGTACCAACCTTACTTATTTTCTTAATATCATGATTTCCAGATATGGCATATATCCAAAATCCTTCGATTAGTTCGTTATAACATATCTCTGCCAATTCTTGGTCCATTGTTTCGGCCTTATGAAATAAGTCTCCACAAAATAATGCAGGACAGTTAAACCTTCTACATAATTTCCGTATAATCGACAAAACCCTGAAACTATTCAGGGTCCTGTGATTGTTCTCATTAAACTTAGCCCATAGATTTATATGTAAATCTGAAAAGGCTATTGCTATTACTTCTTTCCCCATATCCTATCTAAATGGTAATTGATTTGTTCCGTTCTCATACCTAAATCGAGCTCAGATATACAAATAGTGGGTATTTCCCAATTTGCAAGCAATTCCCCCATAAGAGATGATATCTGAACTTGGAAGAATCTGTTAAGTATTCTCTTACCATTATCTTCCATTGACCAATGCTTATAAGTATCTAGATTTAATGGTAAGAAGATTGCTACATCACATTGATCTTCCATTAAAGTCTTACATTGACAGAAAAAATGTTCCATTTCACATTCTGGTAAAGTTCTTGATTGCTTATACCAAAAATAAGCAGCCAAATCTGCATAACTCCTATCAGTTACGAAGTATTCTCTATCCTTGAATAACCTATTCCTTTTGTTCAGAAGTTGAAAATCTGCTTTATACATTGCCTCCGAACCGAGGGATAATATTTCATTATGTGATACCCCTTCAGTAGCAGGTAATAAATCTGACATACTACCAGAAATAAAAGGTAGATCTTCTCTCTTAGCTACATACTTAGCTAAAGTAGTTTTCCCTATACCAGAGGGACCCACAAACATAATTCTCTTACTCATGATGTAATGCTTTAAATGGTTTTATAAATTCATTTGTCAAAAATGATGCTAAAGAGTATTCGATACAAAGCTCTTTGAATTTCTCATACTTAAACTTCTTCTTTGACTTAATTGGTAACTTATCCAATGGATTATGTCTTACAAACCAGAAAAGGTCGATTAACTGTTCATTCCTTTTCCATATTTGAAGATATTCTTTGTTCTTACTCTGAGCAATGAATTTCTCAATCCTACCCTCATCAAGGATTTTCCTTGCTTTTACTGGGCCTATACCCGGGAACCCTGGTATATCATCGGAAGTATCTCCAACCATTGCAAGGTACTCTACCGTTTCATGAGAATGATAACCGAATAATTCTTTGCAGTTATCCATTCTTATCATCTCATCTTTTCTCGGATTGTATATCCTCAGGTTATTTGATAGCAACTGGTTAAAGTCTTTATCCGATGATATAAGTATCATTTTCTCGGATTGGAATTTTTTAATTGCAAGGTATGCTAAGAAGTCATCTCCTTCATATACTGTAGATTTCTTTTTATCGAAGATATAATTAATTCTTAGCATACCCAGCATTTTCATTATAATTGCCTTTTGCTTTTGCAATGATTCGTAATCTACAGATATATTTTTTCTATGTCCCTTGTAATTGGGCAATAACTCCATCCTTACTGGTGAATGACCATTATCAAATGAAACATAAACCTCATCCGGTTCGAACCTTGTAAGATACATATGTAGAGATTTGAAAAATCCGAATATTGCCCCACTCGGTTTGCCATCGGTAGATTTAAGTTTTTCGAACTTATGAAAAGACTGATGGAGAATGTTCTCTCCATCAATCAGTAATATTGTTTTCTTGCTCATCGTCCAAAATCTAATTCATAAAGTGAAACTTCTTGAATCTTTTCCTCTCCAAGATATACATCTAAATAATTCTCTGGTGGGCTATAAGCATCTAGATACCTAACCCTAGATTCCATTCTCAAATTTTTCTTAAGGTACTCTTTAATTACTTTCTCTATACCTTCTACCTCTTTCTTATTCATCATCTTCCTCCTCCTCTTCTGAATCTGAATAGTTTTCATATTCTACACCATCGACTGGGAATAGATTTGTTTCTATTTTCTCCAGTTGCTTTTTAGTAGTACCTATGGTATTTACTCCGGCTTTCCGTAAAAGTTTTCTACGAAGTTCATCGTCTTCTTCCAAAAGCTTTTGGAATTTCTCTTCCCCTCTTGCAAGAGTTTTACCTTTCAATTTATACCCACCAGTAGTTTTTTCGATTACATCGGTATCTACCAATACATCCTCTAAAGCATAGCATCTGTCAAACCCGACTTCGTGGAATTTAGGATTGAAATATACAGGGCATTTGCTGATTGTAGGTCGAGGAGGAGCAACTTTATTTTTAATAAGTCTGATAGTGACAAGTTTCCCAGCTTTCCTTTCTTTCCCATTTTGTTTAATGGTAACAGACCTTCCTGAATAGAAAGCAGCTCTGATTGAAGCGTAGAACTTAAGTGCTGCACCTCCTGTAGTTGTTGTGTTATCTTTTCCAAATCCGACATTCAAAGCAGTTCTTAATTGGTTAATATAAATCTGAGATACTCCCAGTTTGTAGAATAATTCACTTCTGATACGGAAGTATTTATAAAGAGCCTTTGCTCTACCTCCCATCTCTGCCTTACCATCAACCATCTTAGCATCTATATTATCAGTACAGTCAGTAGCTGCAATGGAATCGATTACTAAGAGTATCGGTTCATTGTGAGTTAATTGAGAACGTAAATAAATTGCTAAGTCTGCTACTACGTCTGCAATATATTCAATACGGGTATCATTAACAATAGTTACTCTTGCAGGGTCTACTCCATTGATTTCAGCCCATGAATTCATCCAGGATTGTTCAGCATCTACCCATATCACATGACCTCCAAGTTGTTGAGTAGCATAAGCAAAGTTATAAGCCACTAAAGATTTACCAGAGGATTCCTCTCCAGCAATCTCAACGATTTTACCATAAGGAATACCCTTACCGAATAAGTAGTTCAGAGCAAAGAAAGTAGATGGTATATATAAATCGGTATCAGTAACTTCTGAAGCTAATTTAATCATACTCCCATATTTCTTTGCCATCTCATTTGCTGTTGGTACTTTTAAACCAACCTTAGATTTCTTTGCCATAATGTAATGTCTTTAAACTAAAGAAGGTGATAACAGAACGAATCTAATTACCACCTTCGAATGAAACCATATTACTAACCCTTAAATATCCGATTTGTATTTTCTTTTCTTTTTCTTAGGTTCATCATCTTCCATGTAATGGTCTTTGTGAACTCCCTTTTTCTTTTTCTTCTTTGACTTATCGTCATCATCGTCATCCCCATGGTCTTCATTTAGATACTGTGAAAGTAAATCTTCCAACTCATCATAGGATTTGATTTGAGAACGAACTATTCCCTCAAGGTCAATTGTACCTTGATATTTCTTGTCCAACTTAGTTGGTTTGCAAGCACGAGCAGAATAAGTGGTGTCTAGTTTACCAGACCCTGAACGAATTACCTTGATATCATATCCAGTTTTTGGATCTGTCATATCACCTGCCTCATCTTCATCAAGGTAAAGGTCAATGATATCCTGGTATACTGAGCGAGGAACTAAAACTCCCTTATCTTTGCCTTCGTAATCTACCTTACTACCCTTTTCATCTGAGTAAATGATACCACCGATGACATATCTTCTTCTTGGCACCAAATTCTTGGCAAGTTCCTTGTCATCTTCATCCTTAGAGTTTTTCAATTCTTGATATTTCTCCATGAATGGGCAAGGTTCATCAAAAGTAGCCGGAGATATAACTCCTCCCAAATTGCCACCCAGGTAGAATTGAATAATTTCGATACCCAATTCTTGGTCATCACCGGGAGATTTAATTCTCATTCTCAGTGTTCCTTCTTTTGGATATACTAACCCACTACCATTTCCCTTGGATTCTAGCTGTTTCTTTCTAGCTAGCATCTTTTCTTTTGTAGAAAGTCCTTCTGATGAAACTTTCTTTTTCTTCTTGTCTTTTATCATAATGATTAGTTTTAATTATTCGGTTCTGAGTAAACTACTTCGTTCATACTCAATACGGTAAGAACGTTTTTCTCTAAAAGTTGTTTGAGAGCAGGAGATAGTTTGTCCGTTTCGAATTCAAGTTCTTTACCTGCATACAAACCATAGGTAACTATTCTACCTACAGCAACCAATTCTCGGTAGGTTTTGTATTCTTCAGTAATTTCTCCACTCTTTACTACAACCCCTTTACGAGGAACTCCCTCTTTTACTTGTTCAGGGATAATCAAACCAGATTTAGTTTGGTTTACCTCCTTGGGAGATAAAATAAGTACCCGGTTTTCTGTTGGGCATCCGGGTAATTCTTGATTAAATTTCTCAGCTACAAGAGGTGAGATAAATGTCATTGAATAATTCATATTCTGATACTGTTTTTAAAAGTTAGTAATTATTTATAGTTCAATGGGTTAACCCTTTCTTAGATTCGCATTAATAGTTCTTAATATATTCTCCCGACTCTCATAAGCTTTACATATAGCTATGAACTTATTTGCTTTTTCTACAGCTTTTAAGTATCTCTCATAAATGGAAGAATACTTCTTGTTAAGATTTGCCTTATGAGAAACATATTCGTTATTCCACCTTTCATTGGCATCCTTATAATATACCCAAGCATTGGAATAGGCTTCATCCTTTTCCCTTGCTAGTAAATCTCTTTCCTTTATATACTTATCTCTAAGAGAACAAAGAATATAATAACTAGAAGGAGATTCTCGTAGCTGAGAATTAATGATATTCTCATTGATAGACAATTCTTTTTGAATATCGATTTCTAGGGTCCTACCCTCAAATTTAACCTTTAGTTTTTTCAGTTCCGTCTTCATAAACTTCTAATAGGTTTTTAAAATCCTCTTTACTAAATTCACCTTCTCTCATTGATTTAGTTACTTGAGCAAAAGCCATTTGATAAGCAAGCTTCATACCTGGCAAATTAAGAAGAGATTTATATACACTTAACTTATCTACTAAAGCCATCAGCCTTAAGTCGCATAGTTTATCGGTTCCTCCTCTATCTAGTAATGCCAAAAAGGCAGCCCAATAAATATGAGTGGCATCTTCATAGGCAAGCTTACCATCGTCATCGGTAGCCATTACCTTAAAAGCTAACCCCTCTAAAGTACTTAAGTTAGTTTGTACTTGAGATAACTGAGTCTTTAATCGGTCGAATAACATTTTCTCTTGTCCACTCAGCTTTAAGTTAGCTGCATCTAAATATGCAAATAGGTTTTCGATAGAATAACCTAAACACCCTGCAACCATATAAGTGAGAGCGGTTAATTTACTTGCATTATCAATCTCTTTCTGTGTTGCCATAATCTCATAAATTTATTTATTTATTTATGTAGACATAGTATCCTCTCTTTTCGCTTCTGTAGTAGATTTAGCATTGTCTTTATGATGAAGGTACCTATTGCAACCCGGGCATTTAACCAATTTACAATCGGCAAAAGTATGTGAATCCACTTCTGAATAATCATATTCGAATTCACAATCACAGTATGGGCATTTAGCTCGCCATACAGTGGGTCCGTTCAAAATCTTTTTCATATTGTTTCATTTGTTTATTAAATCGTTTCTTATATTCTGATATAGGTATATGTTTATATTTCTTATGTTCTTCCATATATTCTTCTACTGAGAAATCTGGTTCTAACATCTTTCTATAATCATAACCAGGTATAAAAGGTAATTCTTCTGCCATTGACCTACCAATAACAAACTCCATGTCCATTGTGACATCATCTATTTGAAAACCGAAATAGGGTTTAGTTAAGGGATTCCTATAGATTTGCCACATCTCGTAGATACTCCAAATATTTATATTCTCAGGTTTAGTAATCTGATAGTTAGCATCATGAACTAAACATACGGATTTAGTAGAGGGTAATTTACCTTGTCTCATTAAGTAATATATTAGAATACTACCAAATAAACACATATCGGATGCCGCAGATTGACAGGGGAAATTTAAGGCTAATCGTAAAGCATAGGCTTCCTCACCTTTATCAGAAGAATATATTTGAGGTAATCTTCTTTTTCTACCAAATAGAGAAACTAAGTATCCATTCTTTCTTAGAAATTTCTCTTGTTTCTTTAAGAAAGTCTTTAGCTTAGGATGCTGACCGAAAAATACATCCATTTCTTTTTGAGCTTCTTCAGGTGTAACTATAATCCCAGATTTTGGGTCTGATAATTTTACTGCTAGAAGTTTAGCACCAATCCCATAAATAAGTCCAAAAGCAATTTGTTTAGCTTGCTTTCTCCTTACCTTCCATATCTTATGGTCTGGATGGTTTTCATCCTCATATATTTTTAAAGCTTCTTCATAGGGTATATGATATTTTGTTGCAGCAATTGCCAAGTGAGGGTCCTGACCTGAATTAAAAGCGTTTAGATAAGTCTCATCACCAGATAGGTGAGCCATAATTCTTAATTCTGCTTGTGAGAAGTCACTAGCAATATAAAGAGTTCCTTTAGGAGCTTTTAATTGTAATTTAATATTTGAGTCTACTGATGTTTTTGGAATTTGTTGAGCATTGGGTTCTGCTGAAGATAATCTCCCTGAGGTAGTCCCATGAATAAGAAATCTTCCGTGTAACCTATCATCATCTTGTACTTTTTCATTCCAACCCTCAATGTAAGTTTTATACATCTTCTCTAACCCTCGTAATTCAAGAAGTCTATCAAGGAAGATTGCCTTTGGTGAATCTTGGTTTTTAACTGTTAACCTTAAATTAGTTAAAGTCTCTTCATCGGTGCTTGGTTTACCAGATTCATTATTCTTAATCACATCAAAATGAAAACCACCTTCTGAATACATCAATGCAGGTAAATCAACAGAACTACCCAAATTAAGGGGTCTTATTAATTCTTGTTCTTTTTTAGTTATGAATATACCTGCCTTGATATTTGAGATTTTCTGTTCTCTTGATGCAATCTTCCGTTTATCTTTTGGGTCATTATAATCTAACTCTTCAAGTTCTGATTCGATAGATTGAATATACTTATCAATCTTTTCTTGGTTATACTTCTTTTCGAATTTCTTTACTCTTGGCAAATCATATATGGCTTGTCTAGCAGCATCTATTTTTGGTTTATAGGTTTCCAGTAGTTGATTATTAAACTCTCTATCTAGATATAAACCATTTTTCTCTACTGAGGTGAGTACCCTTGATGCAGACATTATTAGATTTCTAAAGGTACTGTATAAACCCAAATCAATTAATTTCTTCTCAAAGAATATCATTAATCTAAGAGTATAATCCGTATCTTGACATCCATAATGGCAAAGTGGGTCTAATTCTTTTTGATCCCAAGGTATTTTATCGAAAGCATCTTGCTTTTCATAATTACTATACTCAGGCAAATATCTTCTTACCATTGACTTTAGATCATTCGGTTTTTCCTCATTTAGTAAGTATTTAGCAAGCATCCCATCTAAGCATGTACCTCTATAGTAGATATTATACTTTTGATTAATCTGGTCATCAAATTTCCAATTCCATGCAACCTTTACAATATCATAATTTTCAATAACCTCTTCCCCAAATTTCCTTAGCATCTTCTTCCAGTTCCATCCTGGAGAAGTATATTCTTTTGTTTGGAAATGGTCTAAAGGAATAGAAGCACCAAACCCTGGCATCCAAGATACTGATAAAATAGTTGGCTTGAAACTTTTATTATAGATTGGTGAACCATCGGTTTCGTAGTCACAGCAAGCATAACCAGTTGCTTTGCAACAAGCAATAAGTTTCTTAAGTTCTCTTTTATTTCTTATTATTTTATATCTTGTCTCCATTATCTAATTCCTTTCAATACTTGATGGATAAAATACCTAGAATAACCATACTTCTTAGATAATTTCTTAATACTAAGACCTTTATTTGAATCTTCTTTTATTGAACATCGTTCATTATCCGAAAAAGTATGAATGTAATTAGAGCCCTTAAAACCTAACTCATAATTATGCCTTAAATTCTCCGACCTAGAAATAGCCCTTAAATTAGAAACTCTATTATCCGATTTTATACCATTTATATGATCAATATCATAGTCTTCTGGAATCTTACCAATCCAAGCTTCATATACTAATCTGTGTATATAAAACCTTTTTCTATAAAGTGTACTTTGTAAGTAACCATTTGATTTAAGTGATACAGATTTTTTCTTCCAATTATTAGAGACTATAAAAGTAGTACCTTTCCTACCTTCTCCTTTCCCTTTAACTCCTACTCTTTTAATAGAAGTAAAAAGGATACCCCTTTTAGATATATAATATCCAGGGTATCCTTTTATATTTGAATACTTAGTAGTCATCTTTCAAATCCTCTAAATTACAAGATAAGAAATGCCAGTCTTTTTTGTATATATGTAATGAATCTATGGTATGATATAGATAACCAGGCTTTACTCCTACTTCTTTAGCTACATATTCCATTAATCTCCAAGCTAAATATATATCATTACCGAAATGTTGTACAAAGTCCGAACTTCTTTGGTGATAGCAAATATGTAATACTTTCTCTCCTTTACCATTCTGACGGATAAGAAAATCATAATACATAGAGCATGGTATACGTTTGCTACCATCAAGGAACCTTAAATCTGTACCATGGAATATAGGAAGTACTGCTTTACGAGTATCATTATCTCTCTTAAGAAGCTCAATAACTGATTGCATGGCAAGATCACAGTTGAATGATGTACTACCATAGATATCTAAGGGATTCCAAATACGTTCTGGGTAGGTATAATCAAATTTGCCATTTACCAAGAATTGTTCCCATAAGTCTTTTCTCAATTCCCAAGCTTTACCGGGATTTAAATCATACCAACCAATTCTTTCTTTAAACTCAGCATCTGCCCATTCCTTTGAATGAGAGAATACGAATAACCATACTGGGTCTCCAAGTGAAGTTAAGCAATATTGTTGGCAAATGAGTTCTTTTGTAATAAAATCCTCATTACCTTCAATCACTTTATTTTGATAGGTCTTTGGTTTTACAGTTTGACCATAACTGTTGAGTTCTCTGCCCATTTCGGACATTAACTCAAAACTGTTAGAATATATCCTCATATAATATAAATATTTAATTGTATGACATTGTAGAACTAACCCAGGTCATATGCCAGTAGCGATATACAAAATCATCAAAATCCTCTACCTCTTTTAATAACAAGGGTATATCTGGTTCTCCCCCGTTCTTTTTAATCTCAAAAACTTGGTAATAGAATTTGTTTACTAATCCTATACGCTTCTGATTTAAAAATTCCTTAGCTTCCATTGTTCTTTTGTTTTAAAAGTTTCTTTTTATAGGCTTTACGTTGAGAGTAAGAGATTACATTCTCCGGGTATTCTATATCCTCATACTCGAGAAGTAATTCTTTTGCTTTCATTGATTTATATGTTTCCTCATATAAATCTGGTCGAAGCACTTTAAAACTTCTAAAGAATACCTTGAATGAAGAGAATTCCTTCTCAGTACCATTCTGGAATTTCTTCCATATTTCTTTTACTCTTTTATTCCACGAATTTTCTTCTGCTCCCTTAAGTATCTTCTTCAAAGGTTTATGGGTATGATACATTAGAAGTGTCTCCACATTTCCGTACATTTGAGTCGCAAATAGGTTGATTTGTACTGACTGGTCCGGCCCATATACGTACTCTGACATTCGTTGAATTAATAGGAAATCGAATATTAACCTCTTGGTAATCTCTGAAGCCCGAACTACCATTGTAATAACGGGGATGTCCTCCCCGAATCGTTTTGAAAAAGTCGCAGCTATTAGACATTGTTTTCCGTTATCATGATGATTGTTAAACATATAGGTTATATTGTAATTCTGATTATACTTATTTCTCAGTACTCTCAGTTTACTACGCAACAAGTCAAGCTTATTAAAATCTATGTAGTTATTCAATAAGCTAGTCCACTTAGTTTCTTTGTAATTGAAACATCTCCCATAATCAAATTCTGGGTCTACCCATGCTTTTCGTATTTTTATAAATACGTTATACACTACTGCTACCCCACTATTAGCCATAGCCCCCTTTCCAAATAAAGCAGGCTCTAATCTTAGGAATCCCTCATTGAGTTTTTCCCATGCCTCTTGTGAAGTAGCAAATTCTAACGAATGGAGGGACTCCTCCGTATTAAGTTGAAGCCCCTCTAATTTCTTATTCCACCCTGACATTAATAATTAGTATTTTGTCTCCATAAATTGAGACGTTGTTTTTTAAAGAATAAACTAAATAATCCGCAAGGAGTAAACCCATTCATGGCTAAGAATCCCATATAGAGATAGAAAGCTTTTACTAATGATTCCTGAAAATCTATTTCTTTAGTCATCACTTGAGTTTGTTTCCAGGGTCTACACTTAAGGAAGTTCCTTGCTTTATTGAGTTCATATATTACTTCCCATAAATATAGCTTCTCGTTTTCATGAGATATCTCGCTCATTTCATGAAAACCTGGGGTATAAGAAACTATCTTATCATATTCTGCCCTATCTTCTCTTGCCCAATCGGTTGGACTTAGTATAGGGTATTTCCTTACACCTCTATGATCTGGGTACTTGATGAGTAGGTCTTTGACTCCAATTGCCATTACCTCAAATAAACTCTTGGCATCTTGATATTTTAATATATCTTCTGGCAATATATTAGAATACAAAAGCAAAGTAAAGAAGAATCCCAAGGCATCTGCTTGTTCCTCATTTGCATTTGCTAGACTGTTTAATACCTGAGTATATTCTTCTGAGGTTAAGCAATCATTATTCCATCCATAATCACGATATATAGATACTACTTCATCGGTAGATTCGAATCCTTCGGTTAATTCCTCAATAACCCTACCAATAAAATCCTTTAGGATAACTTGGTTCTTTGGGTTATTTATATCTAAGGGATAATCTGGTAACTTCTCTATAGATTTATACCCAGAGAATTGTTCTATCCCAAGATCATACATTTCTTGTAGTATCCGTGCCTCAGTTTCTTCTACCTGAGGCACTTGTTCATTTATATTCCTTATGTCCACTATTTTATGTTTTGAGATGAACCAAATCCTTTATCTCCTCTGCTTCCCCACATTTGGGATTCAGTATAAAATTCATCTTGCTGAATCTCCTCTGGCTCGGTAATATAAATGGGTACATGAATAAATTGTACCAGCTTTTGACCAGCCTCGATAACCTGAATTTCTTGAGAAGTATTATATACTCCAATGTGTATCTCTCCAACATAAGGGGAATCCACTATCTCGGCAGTAAAGATTAACCCTTTCTTAGTAGCTATACCAGATTTGTTTGCGGCCATTAACATAGATGCAGGAGGTTCTAGCAAACCTTTGATACCCGATGGGATAAGTATACGATGACCTGGTTTTAAAGCTATATGCCTTACGAAATTTTCATTAAATGGCATATCTAAAATATACCCATTTGAATCAAATTCGTTCTTGTCATGAATATCCTCAGGATATAAATCAGTTGGTACATAAAAATCTAACCCAGCATCATTTGGGTTTGCTCTGTTGGGAGATACTACCTCCCTTACTTTGATAAATCTGAATCTGTTCATAATATATTACATTTACGTAAAAGTTGTCCAAAGGTTAATTTCTCGGGTCTAGAAACATGTACTCCCAATGAATTACACATTCTGATTACATCGGTAGAACCTTCCATACAAAGGTTAGCAAGTACATCCTCTTGCTTTACAAAATAGTTTGGGTTGTTAAGGTATACCTTGAACATAGCCCATATCATCTCTATTGGTTTCATTATTTAGTACACTCTTTATAAAGTTCTCTAATACGTTTTCTTGGTACTTCGAATTTCTCAACGGTTTTGGTAATAACTTCTTTTCTTTCTTTCCCTTTCCGAATCAAGCCTCGGATGTATTTCTTGATTCCAACCGTGTCTTCTAATACATCCAAATCTTTGTATTGATTCTTCTGTTCTAGCTCTTTCCTTGTGATATTCATATTCTGTGACATCTTGAATGCACATAATTCTGAGTCTCCACATAGTTTACATTCTTTAGTTGATAAATCATAACCAATACCAAAACAAGGGTCTGAATTAGAACCCAGTTCTGCAATATTAATAGGTTCTAAGGGATCCTGATTCTTGATATCAGGTAAAGTTTGTTTCTTCTTTGCCATAATTCCCAATTTAAAATTCTTTATGATAATATCTTATGATTTGAACATCCATCATCTCATCTTGATACAGAGTAATATATGAATGTCCTATACCATTTATAAATAGTTCCCTGATAGACAGAAGAATTGGTGGTACTTCTATTTCAGAAGTATATATCTGAACTTTGATTACTAACCCAGATTGAAAATGGATCATAAAATAATATCGAACTTCATCAGGCTTATCCCTGGATTTTTTGATAGGAGTTATATATTCTATTCCTATGCCATTGAATATATGTTCTGGAGGTATTACAGAACAATTGAATAATGATTTGATTTTTTGTAGAATCTTCATTGTTTATGATTATTAATGGTTAATGCCTCTTAACGTAACATGTAATATACCTTTCCTCCTACGGAGAAAAAGTATATACTCATAGTCAGAAATTATTATCCTTGAAAAGGCTTATGTCTAGGGTACTTATCCCAGAGCTTACTTAACCGGATAACTTTAAGTCCTTGATCTTGATAATACTTTCTTCTATGATTCCCATGCCTACTTAAATAATTCCCAGGATAATGTAAATCATCTAGGTAAACTTTGGATTTGGATTCATCCTTTCTTACCAATCGTCCTAAGAACTGAATTGATTTTTCTTGAGAATCCATACTGGCAGTATTCAACAGATATCTGAGCTTAGGAAAGTTTTTACCTCGAGCAATAATTGTAGTTGATACAAGGATATCTATTTTACCTTCCCTAAAATCTTTCATTATCTGTTGTCTTAATTTAGTATGAGTATTAACATGAACACAGGCAATATTATATTTATTATCTAGCTTCTTTTTAAAGAATTTGCATAGATTTTCACAGTGTGCAATATGCTTACATACTACGAGAGCAGGATATCTACCTTGATTAAGGTTCCATTTCAACCTATCTAATGCCATGGTCCAGGCAATCTTATTATGGGTAATGGAATCATCATATATTTCATTATAGGACATACAATCTGATTCCCAATTACCAAACCAAGGTTTACCTTCTACTGTTTTTACAATTGTCTTTGTTGAGTATCCTTTCTTAATCGAGTCCTTAAGTTTAAACTCTGCTATTACATCGCCAAAGAAACAACGTAAATTCATATTCTTAACTTTATCCTTGGCAAGCTTACTCATATAAATGGTACCAGATAATCCGATTCTAACTCGGGTATTAAATAACCTAGTGATCACATTCTGATATTGCTTACTACCTCCTTGGTCAGCTTCATCGATTAATACCATATCAATCTTAGCAAGTTCATTCTGATAATATTTCATATTCCGAGAAATAGATTGAACCATACCAATGGTAAAATTACTCCAGTTTAAAACTTTACCCTGAACAAAGGTAATGTCTTCTCCTGGTAGATATTGCTTAAATTCATCTCTAGCTTGATTTAACCAGTCAGAGTCATTGGTTATAAGCAAAGTCTTTAATTGCTTCTTATAGGATAAATATAAAGCAGACATAATCAGAGTTTTACCTGCATTTACTGTATAATCTAATACCCCAATCTGAAAAGGTGTTTCACCTAGTTTATTAGATAAGATTGCCTTAACAGCTTTCTCTTGTTCGGGTCTTAATTTATACTTACCTATCTGAGTTACAACTTTACTGACTTTAGGTAAAGGTTGTCTCATATCTACTATGATAGGCTTAATTCCAAGTTCAATACATCTTTTATATACTGAAGGAAGTAAGCCTATCTTAAATTGACCAGTCTTGGTTATATATTTTATTTTGCCATCCCAGTTTTGCATACCCCGTTGCCTAGTACGGAGGTAAAAGGCATTGGGGTGTCTGATAGCAAATTCGTTATATAACTTCATTGCATATTTTAGGGGTATATCTAATTCTGCAACGTTACAATTACGAATTATGATTTTCATATGATTACTGTTACTAATTTACATTTCTTAGGTTCGTCATCGGAATCCTCGTATTCTTTCAGAGCTTTCTTTAAAAGAGAAATGTGATATTCTTCATCAGCAATGAATTTCTGGATAAGATAGGTAACTGGAATATAATCACTTCTCTTTATATACTCTTCTTTTTTATTCAGAGAATCGAATACTTTATAATATTCTTCTAGAGTTTCTTTTTCTGCTTGTAATGATAATTTTAAAGCAGATTCTGCCGAAGTACCAAGATCTATTAGGGGATGTACAGTTAACTGATTATTTCCTGGTATATCGGTGTCCATTACATCAGAAGCTTTTAATAAGAAGTCTCCCAGCTTATCATAATGTACCATCTCTACTAATCCGATACCAAGCATCAATTCTCCTATTTCTTCAAACCTAGCCTGATGCTGAGTATACATAAGGATTGAAGCTAATTCTGAATACCGAGTATTTTTATATAAATCATACAAGGGCAAGATTATTTCCTTAGGCCATTTCTGAACCATAGAAATATCTGGGTATTCTACTTTGCTATCGGAATAATCCAAAGCATTTACTGTGGCTTCTGCCATTTCTTCTAAACGATTTTTAAAAGCTTTCATGATTGATTAATTTTTGACCAGAGACTTCCTTCTATTTTAGGAGCCTCCGATGAGGATTGATTTTTATGTTTAAATAAGTATTTATTATACCTTTCTATAGCCTTGTCATTATACATCTGACTTGGTTCAGGTAAACCATTACACCAAGCAAGGGATTCAAATTGAGCATCTATGAATTGAATTGGGTCCCACCCTTTCTCTGATAGAAATTTATCTAACCTTACAAAGTGTATATATTTATCTGGCTGATTAACGAATGATTCATATATGCCAGTAACATCCGCTACTCTCTTTATAAAGTAATCATGTATAGCTTTAGCATTACCAGAATCCTCTTCCATTTCCAAAGTAGCAGAATATAAATCTGATATCTTTTCTGACATAACCGATAACCTGTTTAAAAGATTATTGTAATTACCGTCCATCTTCTTGATACCTAGTTCGATATATTTAATAAAACCTTCCCGGGTATCCAATTGAAAATCTTCACAGAATTGATTACAGAGCTCAGCTATCTTTTTACATACCGCCCAATTTCTTGGTTCTGTTTCTCTTATTTTTCTAACTCCTCTATGCTTTAGTTTTATACGAGTTGCATATATAATATCAGCAACTAAAGCAGCATCTCCCTTAGATGCTAGTAAAATGTTAGAAACTTTCTTAGTTGTCTTATTGTTTGTAACAACTACAACTCTAGTATTTATTGCTTCTTTTCGTGCAATAACAAAGAAAGCATCAATCGGAAAATTATATACCTCTAACTGAGATAGGATTTTTTCGAATTGATGCTTTGTGATATGAATAGATGGATCTCTCATACTCTCTTTTTCTAAGTTTACCGCACTTCTTACACTTTAATAGGATTTCCCAACAATCAGTATATTCAGTTTTATGTAATACCTCCCAATCATGGAGGCATAGGTATTTAGCTTTTATAGCTTCTAATAATTGTTTCATATCTTTTAATTTAAGTTTATATATTATAATAGGAAATCCTCAATCCAAGGAGTTTCTGAGTCTGCTAAATCTAGATAAGGTTATTATCCCATCTAATACCAGATTTATACTGAGATACAATCTTATTTATATGCCTTTTACTTATACCAAATATAATACTTAGTTTAGATTCAGGAACCCTATAATTGATCCTTAAATCTACGATCATATTTCTAGTTTGATTAGTTATAGAAGAATTACTATGAGCTTCTCCTCTAGCTATTAAAGCCGAAGGGGTTTTTAAATTACCATCTCTATAAGCTTGGAGGATATTTTGGAGACTGGGTACCCCATTTTAAGTTTTTATAATGATTATTTTCGGGATTATTATCTAAGTGCATTACGATATCATAGATATCGGGATTAGGATTTTTAACCCAAGCTAAAGCTACTAACCTAGAAACTTGTAACCATTTAGAATTGATTCTTACTCGTATACGACCAGTACTAGAGCTATTAGAAGTTTTTCTAAGTTTCCAACTTCCCTTTTTATGAGTATACACTTTACCAAAGATGGTAATGTGATATCCTGGGTATCCTGGAATATTCTCTTTCATAGGCTATTTTTTAATTTTACTAAATCACTATAAGATTGATATCTTGTTTGATATACCAGTTTCATAACAGCTGGTCTTTGAAGGTCGTTACAATCTTTACCTTCAGGCAATTGTATAACTTTGACCTTTTTATAAGCGACCAATTTGAAAGCCAGGTTGATTGAATATTTGATGGCATCAGGGTCCAGGAGTAATATAAATCTATTAACTGGAGATTTGATAAGCTGGTTAACTTGGTAAGCACTGATTGCCTTACCCATGGTGGCAATAGCCCTGTCTCCCATAGTAAGTGCATTGATTGCTCCTTCACAGATAAATATCGAACTATACATGTCGAGGGCATCTTGATTGAAGATAATAAATTCCTTTCCAAGTCCCGTAATATCTTTATTTGGATTATTGTATCTTGGGCCCTGTCCAATAACATTTCTCGCATTGTAGATCGG